AAAACTATACCCTTCGGTACTATTTCGGGACCTCATCGAGGTAAAAGACTTTAGTAGGATTTTACCTTCCTACAGGCAATAGTTCGTACCAAAAACTATAACCCTTTTGTACCTTTTGGTACGAAAGTCGCTACATTAACGGCTAAGTTTTCATCGTAACCATCAGGAAATCAGTTATTTAACCTTTTGGTATAGTGAAGATTATATTGGTGTAACGTATTTCGTAGCACATAAATAGCTATAAATCAACGTTTTACGACATAAACTTAGCCATAAATGCAGTGAGTTGGTACCGAAAACTATACCCTTCGGTACTATTTCGGTACCTCGTCGAGGTAAAAGACTTTAGTAAGATTTTACCTCAATCTGACTTTTCGTTTACCTGCATTATCCGTTCTTGTGTCTATCCAGGTACTCGATAACGGATTGCAGGGCTACATTACTCTGTTTCGCTCCACGAACTCGTGTATCGCCTGCAAAGCCAATTCCTTGAGAGTCTTCTTCTCAATCTTTTTCAGCATCATCAACTGGAAATAATCTTCCATCGGAACGTTAACTACAATACCGTTGGTCGCACTCTTATCTCTTATAGCTGCCAAAGCCTTGTTAGGAACTGGGGGAGTATCTGCAGGCTCCGAACTTTCCTGAGTCTGCTGTGGCTCATCTTTTAGCTGTGCTGGTGCTTCCGGCTTTTCTTCCTTCACTTGCTCTGCCTGCGCCTCCGGCTTTACTTCCTTTGGCTTTTCTTCCTGCACTTCTGGCTTAGGCTCCTCAACCTGCGGCTGAGACTCTTCCGGTTTCTGTTCCTTCACCTGCTCCTCGGTTTGCTCTTCCTGCTGCTGATTTGTATCAGGTGTAACAGGTACCAGAGGAGTACCACCCTGCTCTTTATCTTCACGGATAGACTCTGCGGTCTTCGCTACTTTCGTTTTTCCAAACTGAAATTTCGACATAACTCTTTCTAAATCTATAAATCCATAAAACCAGTAATAAATCTCATATACCCATAACGAGCCTACTGCTCGCTATAGGTATCAATAATCTCCTTGGCAAACGCTGCATAGCTTTGCGCTGCATCACATTCAGGAGCATAGGTAAAGATGTCCTGAATCATCGCCTGGGCTTCCACTATCTTAGTACGACGAGGAATTTCTGTCTTGAATACATAATCGCCATACTCATCATCTACGTGCTTCGAGAACTCCACGCTTGCCTTGGTACGCTTATCCACCATCACTTTGAGCAAGCCGCGCAAATCGAGATTTGGATTGATTTCTGCCTTCACCTCTTCTGCCCATTTTATCACACTTGACGAACCGAAGGTAGGCAGGGCTTCCAACTGCATAGGGATGATAATACCCGTAGCTACTGCCATCGCATTCTTGGTAACGAGATTCATAGCCGGTGGGCAGTCGATGATGATATAGTCGAAGGCATCAATCACGCTCTGCTCGCCTCCCTGATCTTCTGGAAGAGATACAGGCAAGCCGAATATCTTAACCAATACCTTCAGCGGATTCAGCTCTCTCAACAGGAAAGGTTCTACGTTCAGCATATCCTCCGACGATGGGGCGATATAGAGATTGCCGCCGTAGTCCTGATCACCTACCCTCACCTGATACACTGGGAGAGAAGTCTTGTTTACCAAAGCCTCGTACATGGTACCGTGCTTGTCGGTGCGATCACGCCAGCCGCAAAGCAAGGACACGTTAGCAACCTGAGCATCCAGGTCAACAATCAACACACGAGAACCATTTTCTTTAATAAGACCACATGCCAAATTGTGTGCAGTGGTGCTCTTTCCTACTCCGCCCTTGTCATTCACGATAGCAAGGACCTCCTTTAATTTTTCTGCCATAGCCTATTCTATATTTTAAATTCTTAAATCTAGTGCAAAATTAATAAATATATCTCATACTACAAAACTTTTTATTCTAAAAAACGAACTTAGGTACGTATTTTAATATTTATTTATATATCTACATACCAATTTATCTATTTATCTACCAATTTACGTACATAAGAAGGTAAATATATAAATACATAGATAGATAAAAATGAACGTAACTAAATATGTATATAGATAAGTAAGAAGGAACGTAACTAGATAAATAAAAACATAAATAACTAAATAGATAAATAAATAGAAAAGTACAAACGTACATACATATATACAAACGTACAAAAGTACTTTCATACGTTTGCCTTCTCATATTATATATAGAAATCGCCTGGATATTACAATCAATACCCAGGCGATCATCCTATTTTTTATATCTCATAATCATTCCCCTCACTATTCCAGGCATCCTCTACCGTTACGCTCACCCCCTTCTGGTGATGATAGAAACTACCGGAGATAGTGGTAATCTTATTACGCTCCAGCTTTACGCCAGGTACCAATATATCGGCGTATGGCTTATCGCTGCCTTTTCTGCCCACTAGGAAGGAAACATCAGACGTATATCCTTCTGCTGGCACCAGCACATAATAGGCGATACTCTTATTCTGCTTGCTCGCATTCACGGAAGCATCATAGACTCTCTGATTCTTCGCAGCCTCAGTAACATCAAAGGTCTGCCACGAAAAAGCCTTGTACTCATTCAGGCTGGTAGTAATATCCCCGGCATCATCGGGATATACATCGGTAGGCGCTACCACAAGCTGCGCCACGATTCTATCCAGCGCAATGCTTGCCGACTGCTTGCCCACTCCCACCGTAATATCCTGCACCGCTCCGAACGTATCCGAAGTCTTGGTAGAGGTCAGTACTGCCGGAAGACTCTCGCCAACTACCGTGAGCACATTATCACTCACAGCCCAGTCAGCACCCCCGGCATCCAGCAGGGTAGGGGAGACGCTTCTGGTGGCAATCACCTTCAGGGTGTGCTCGCCATAATCGAGGGTCAGATCCGGCTCGGCAAAGTCCTCGGCATCGCTCGTCTGGTGGAGCACCTGCAGCAGGGTTCCCGTCTCCTTGTCATAGTCGAAAATAAAGAGATCAGTAAGCACCTTGCCTTCTGCGGTGAGGGCCGCACGGGTAAGGGCAGGGGATGAAGATGCCTTGCGGCTCTGCATCGTAGAGGAAGAAACGGAAGGGGTAGGGGAGATGGAAAGCTTCACGTGGCCCTTTGCTTTTACCGAAGTCTGCTGACCGTTCTCAGGGTTCAACACTCCATCGCTCTGGGCGCAAGAGCTGAAGCCCGCACCCGCTGCCATCATCATAAGGGTGGTGGCAAACAAAAACATTCTAGTTTTCATAAGCCAAAAATTTAAAAGGTTTGAGTTTATAATTTTGTCGCATCGGCGAAAACCCAGTGAAGTTTTGCCGATGCTATAACGTAGCGATAACTACATATCCTTAACGTATCTGCCGCCTACATAGAGCTTGTCGTCGATGTATTCCACCTCGCCCTCGTAGGTCTTACCCTTATAGGTACATTTTCCATATCCCTGCTTACCCTGCAGAACCTGTTTTCCGTTCACGAACACCATATCCTGGCGTTCCTGATAGTCCCATACGAGCACATCACTATTAGGATCATTTTTCAGGAACTCAGAAAGTTCATCGAAGCTATCGAAGGAATGACCTTCGTAAACGATATTGGTCTTTACCTTATTTTTCATGTTTATAAATTTTTAAAACTCTTACGTAATAACGAGAGGTTTCCGGAATTATTATATACCCTCACGTATTTTTTATTAAAATCTACTCAAGCAGCACGCCCTAAATGGGCAGAAGCAAGTATGGTCCCTCTCGCCCTGAAAGGGCAGAAGCTCCTAGCCCAGGGCAACACCCTGGGTAATCATAGGCGCACCCCTCTCGCCCTGTAAGGGCAAAAGCTTTCTCTCATCCCCAGGTGGTGGCATAGGGCAGGCAGCCACGCCTACAAGATGGAGGATTTTCCTTGCGCCTACGCCCTTATCCCGCCCCAATGGCACAATGATAGGCGACGATACAAAATAGTTGCATACAGGCTCAAAATCGCTGGCGTGCAATGGCGATGCAAGCAGATCCGCCACATCCGTCTTTATGATAGCCGCAGGAGCGGATGCGGAAGGGTGATTTACTTCCTCTTTATCCTTGCCCTCTTCCTTCACATTCTCCATCTTTTCCACTTCCTTCTCTTCTTTCGCCTTCAATGCCTCCTTGAACATCTTATCCAGCTTCACGCCCTTGTAGGCAAAGAAAGCGCAGCCACGATAACTGTTAGCCTTATTCCGTCTATCATCAGGCATGAACTCCTTACAGAAACCGGAAAGGGTGTAAACCTTGCCCTGATATACCACCTTGTTATCGTCTATCGTGATAGCCCTCTGCCCACCATGGATAAAAGTGATGATGTCACCAGGCTCGATGCCGATTTTCTCAAAAGTAAATTTGCGGCTATCATCCACGAGCTTCTTTTTCTTCTCAGAAGATGGTGCAACTTTCTTTTCGGAAGATGATATAGTTTTCTTCTCAGCAATCGCAGGAGCAGTAATTTCGCAGCCCTGCTGTAAAAGTTTCACACCTTCACCAGGCTTTCCCGCATCATATACGCCATCAGCCACCTTTTCGCCGATATATGAATCACCATCCTTGCGAGGGCAGAGCAGATAGATATTCCCGTTCTTGCACTCAGCCATCTTCGGAGTCTTCGCCTCGGTGCCCAGATACAGAATATCCAACTGAGGAATAGCCAGCAGATGCTCACGTCCAAAACACAGGGCGAAACTATGCTTCAGCACTTCATCGGTGGCAAAGGTCGCCACGTCTTCGCCCACTTTTACCTGGATGCGCTTTTCGCCCATCCTGCCGGAAAGATAAGCGCAATCTCCACCCTTGCTGGAGCGTATCATCTTGCGGATGGCATCCCAGCTATCGCCTACATGAGCACAATATCCGTCGAAGATATTGCCAAAGCAGGAAGCCCAATCTACGAACCGACAAGTGGAAGGCTCATAGGAAGTCATGCCATCAAACTCTATCACGGTAGCCTCTTCGCGATTATCCAGTTTCACGGCTACCAGGTCATACGCTCGCCGGGCTTCATCTTTGCGCACATCTTCTTCCAGGTCTTCGCATTGATAAGCATTTCGCGGGTATCTCCCGATTTCTGAGTGATGGTAACAGGCATAGCCAGCAGCTTATGGCTATCAGTAGCCACCAGACGGTTTTTCTCTGCATCTATAAAGATACTGGTTATTGCCGCCATATCATGCTTTTTTTTGACGAAATCGCAGAGTTCTGCCATCTCCTTGGTAGCCTGGAAACATACACAGCCACGTTCCTTCCCGTCCTCCTCCTGATAAGTAAACATGTGCGCATTCTTGCCGATACCGGCAAGCCCCTCGAACTTGGTAACAAGACGAAAGATATACGCAGCAGCAAACTCGCAGCGGAAACTATCCACCTCTACCTGAAAAAGCTCATCTTTATCTGCATCACCCCAATAGAAAATCTTATCCAGGTTCTTTGCTATCTCGCTGGCACGAAAACAACCGTGGTCGTTTCGGACCATCTTCTGCCATATCATTTCTGCTATCTCATATAATTTGTTGAGAATAGCCATATTCAGTTCCTTATTTGTCATAGCCTTATAATCTTAAAATGAATGTATTAGAATGAATGTATTAGAATGAATGTATCTTACTTGAATGCTCCTGCCAGAAGAGGGAGGAAAAAGACTGCCACACCGATGGTAGAGAAGAGCAGCACCGCTACACCTACCAGGGCGATGGCTGCAACGCTGTATGTTATTGCTTTCTTCATATTGCTATAATCTTTAAATGTATTGAAATTGATGTTTATAATTTTGTCGCAGCATCAGTGAAGTTTCACCGATGTTATAATGAAGGATTCTTCTGTGCCTGTAAGGTCGCAGCCTCGATAGCGCGTACAATATCCGTGATATATCTGCTGCCTCCATGCTTTCTTATCCAATCGTGAACGTCATCAGGCACCACATATTTGTGAGCCTTGCCTTCTGCTGCAGGTCTGCCTTTCTTATTTGATGTTTTATTGATCTCCATATTTTTTCCGCTTATCCGTGATGCGTAGGGCTAAATGATTATATTACTTTTTCTTCTTTAGCCAGGGAAAGAACCAGGAACCTTCCAAATGTTGTTGCGCCCTGATAACGGCATACTCCCTGGTATGTATGCGCAAATCGGACGGAATCTTCTCTATTATCTTCCCTTCTAACTCGTGGTCATAATTCACCCCGCACTCTTTCAGAAGCTCATAAAGAGGATCATCGAAGAATGAAGCAAATATATGATCCTGAGTGTCGAGGTTTAGAAACTCGAACGAGCAGAAGGGATAATCTAGGAAGGCGTGCAATATCTTAAACATCTTTGTTCCGCTTATCCGCGATGCGGTAGGGCTTTAAAAACTTAAAATTCTATAATTTTTCGGGTAAATTGATACACCGTATCGTTTTATTTCTTAAATTTGCACCGTCTTCGGAAGGCTTTTAATCGTACCTTTATAGAATAGAAAGAAACATAAAACTTCCGTTGACGGTCAGACTTTCAAAAGTCTGTGGATTCAAACGCTCTTAAAGAGCCAAATTTCTACTATAGTAGATTCGAGCCGGAAGGCTCGCGGTTGCCCCGGCTTAGGTCGGGGCTTTTTTATTTCCTTAATCTTGAGTTAAAGAAACGTCTTCGCAATCCACAAACACCTTGAAGTTTTCACGCAACAAAGTTTCAATAGCTTCTTTCCCGAAACGCCATCCAGGAGCAGACCAGAACATATCACACTCCTCCAAGAAATCGTGGTCGTAATATACACCGAATTTCTTTATCTTTGAGAACACTTCAGCAGGGATGCGATGCGTCAAGGTGAAGGAACCTGAATTAGGGCAAGGACGGGTTAAAATAGCCTCGCTCAAATCTTCATCATGTGGTGCCGATTCGCAGTGAAAAGAGATAGCGCCATTTTCTATAGCCTCTTTAACTCTTCTGATTTTCTCGTTCTTTATTACATTCTTTTTCTTTCTCTCCTCAATCTCTTTAAGTTTGGGACCCGCAAGCTCGAAAAGCTTATCTATATTCGTTTCATCAATGCGATATGTCGTATCATAGCCTTCAAATTTCGACGTAAAATTCATTCTATCGTCAAAATTATCAAGCGCATTAAAAGCATCGAGGATGCTTAAAGCCTTGTCGTTGAAATAGAGATACAGGTGATCATCCTTGCAATCGCTGCCACATATATAGTTATGAGTTACCTCTATATATGTAAACTCCAAAGCATTGGCTTTTTCTTTCGTCGATTGAATTAAGCCCTTATAGAAGGTTTTAAACTCTTCTTCGGGTATTGAGTCGAGACGGATAAGTACGTTCTTGGGGGTATCAATCTTTAAAGCCTGAATTGCAGAACGGCTTAAACTAACATACGGAGTCAACTTATCATCGATATACCTTACTTCTGGATGACAATGATACCATTCGCCAGATATATTAATCAGAGCACCGAAATGGAACCATTCAACTATCGCATCGTCATCATGTTCTAAATGAAAGAGTTCCATCAATCTACGGTTGTTCCAGAACTTCACATCATAAACGGTTCCGCTTTTCGTGATTGCTTTCATATCTTATGACTTAACCGTGATGTCGAGGGCTAAAAATAATCTATAATCTAGTAATAAATCTCCGATGCTATAACAATGTGCTTATTGTCGGTGATGCAGGAGCAGGAATAATCTGGGTGGTGGCGATAGTCTCGTAATCGAGAAGGTCATCGCCATACTTGTCTATCAGCTTCTCCACTGCCTTCTTGTAGGCATCTTCGCCGTTCTCAGCCTGGCACCCGATAATGGCTACATCCTGAAAAAAACCGCAGGTTCGATGGTCGAGAATGGAGATAATAATCTCCACGGTATAGGTGCCCTTCGGCATCGCAGCCAGTTCCTTGCGGCGCTTGTTGATTTCCCGGGCGATGCGCTGCTTCTCCTGAATCTCCTCATCCAGCTTGCGCTTGCGATCTGCCGCCTCCTTCGCTATCACGGCCTTCTCGCACTCCTCGGGAGTATCAGCAAGGGCAGGATAGCAATAGATGAAGGATGAAGGGCTGCAGCCTGTAGTCTGCAATTTTCTGCCCGCCTGCTCGTCCTGATAAATCTTCTTCAGAAGGGCGTGAACGTTGTAGTTAACCTCCAGCTTTCTGCCGCCCGGCTCGTTCTTGTCGGTCAGACTATTAATAAACTCCTCGGCTTCTTCTGCTGAGTCAATGATTACTTTCTTGTCGAAATATACAAAAAACTTCTTCATATTGTCTGCGCTTAACCGCGATGCGCCTAGGGCTTAGTAATAATTATATCTGCTCACGTGCCCACTCCCTTGCGGTTCCTGGCTCAATATCGCCATAGCGCTCCATATCGTGCGCCTCGCTCAGGAGGTTATCGTAGGTCGTATTATTGTGACGTTTGCTTGCTGCAATGATAGCCAGGGCGTGGTCGTAATCTCGGATAGGACGGAGAGGATTTTCACGCTCCATCTTTGCAATGAGCTTGCCGCGCTTTACGCTGTCGCCTCGCTCAAACTGGCGTGAGATCATCGCTGATATTCTGTCGTTCTTGTAATCTACCTTTTCCTCTGCCATCTGCTGTGCCTCCTCGAAGGTAACCGCATTCTCTGATTTTCTAACCAGCGAGCGTGCCCATGCGTCGCGAACGTCTTCCCAGGTTTTCACCTTCTTCACGACCTTCTTTTTCCCGTCGAGCATTTCGACGAATGCTTTTCCGTCCTTCGCATTCAGGTAATAATCGTGATAGTGATCCTGATAGCCGTATCCGTTGTAGTTATCACCGAAGGTATGATAATCTACCTTCTTTTCTTCAACAAAAGCCTTCATCTTACCCAGAAGTGACTTCGTGCCATCGAAGACACAAACGTTTACTACGCCGTTCTTTTCGCGCGCTGATACGCTGCTTTTATGCTTCTTGTTAGCATTTTCAATAGATGAAAATTTGGAAGGAATAAATACTCTTCTATATGTTCCCATATTGTTTGCGCTTCACCGTGATGCGCCTAGGGCTTAATGGTTATTATTTTACCTTAAACTCCTTGATCTCGTAAACAAAAGTTTCTTCCTGACACTCTACCTGGAATCCCATCACATCCTCCGTATGCTCTGCTACATGAACATAAATAGGGGTACTCAGATAGAAATTATCCGCTGTAGGGATAATTGCTTCCTCACCGTCGCAGGTACGTATAGTCTGATAAACTTCCGTGAACTCATCTTTCTTAGGAAGACTGTTGAAAGCCTTTTCCGGGGAATCGAAAACATCTGCGATAATCTTGTTACAAAGAACAATATATACATTCTTTTCGTTCATATTCTCGTCGCTTAACCGTGATGCGCTAGGGCTAAAATGATTATTATTGTTTTTATTTATCTTCTTGTTTTTATCTGATGCAAAGGTACAAAGATTTTCTGAAACTACCAAATAAAATGCACTTTAATTACGTATTTAGGTGCATTTTTTAACGTTTGTTTTATTTGCAAAGTAAATTCTCAACACCTTTTTATCTTCTTTTCTTCTCTTGTCGCCCACCAGGGATTCGGACCCTGAAGGATGAAGCATATCATCCTCGGCCAACCATAGGCGAAATTGCCGCTGCTATCCTCACAGACCGCAGACAGCGTGTAAACTAAAACAAATGCGGACGCTTCCGCGAAACAATTAAAATCTTAAAGTTATGTTTAAAAATGCTCCCCGTGGCGGTGGCGATCCACCCTTGCCGGTCTGCCGGACGGGTATGGGGATTTCTATGCTACATCAGCAGGAAAATAGTGTTTGTTGTAATACTCCTTGTATTCCTCCTCGGTCATACTATTCGAGGCAAGAAAACTCTTCCAATTACCTTCCCGAACGTATTCCTCTTTCGTCTCCTCAAAGGTATGAGGAGCGATGTAACCGGCAGGATAAAAAGCCTCATGCCGAAATTCGATTGCATCGCCAACCAAACACCCTGATAGGTTCAGGTTCTCTTCGTCCAGAGTGTTCTCGCTCTCCTCCAAAAGCTTGTCGTAGTTCTCAATACTATGCTTAATAATCGTGCGAATATCCTTTGCCCAAGAGCAGGTATCGTCCGGCTTGATATTGCATTCCTTCAGCACCATCTCCACAAGCTCATCGATGCTCGCGCGGCTCTTGATATAAGCGTTGTGATAAAAATCGAAAGGGATAACGTGGTCCAGTTTCCATCCCTTCTCCTCGTTAACGGATGGTCGTCCGTATGCCTTGCGGCTCTCTTCTGTCACCTGCACTTCGTTCTCTACATTCTCTATAACGTTCATACTGTTCTTATTATTATTCTTTGCGTTCATAATTTCTAAATTTTTAATATTGTTATATAATATGTGATTAATAACGCACCTTATAGCGCTACTGATAACTATTGAACTCTACGAGTTCCAGCGAGCCGCCTTCCAGTTTGCTCTGGATTTCACGCACAACTGTAGCACCGGCAAACTTTACATCGTATTGAAAGTCTTCTATCTGCTCCAGCACCGGAACTTTCTCGCCATTCGTAGCCCAACGAAAAATATGCTCCCTGATACCTTTTTTGATAGCTGCCAGCATTCGGCGGGTGCCCGCCTTGTCGGATGATCCGACGTAATATCTAATCATTGAGCCGCGAGATTTCCAGTTGTCGCAAGTGCTCAGAATATAAATATGCTTCATACGATTTCCTAATTTTTTGTTGATTCTATAATATTCGTATAATACCAGACTGCTGCTTGAGCCATGGCATCTTTCAGTGCCTTCAGATAATTGTCTGTATCTTTAGGCGTATCCATTGGCACGTGCCTATCAGGATATTTTCCGTTCTGATCTCCACAGCAAAGATGGATGATGCAGAAGGAGCGGTCCTTATCGTGGGTGGCTACCATACCACGGCGCTTGCAAAGCGCCACTACCTTATCGAAATATTGTGGCTCGAAGGTTATTACCTGGAGCACGCTCCATGGGTATTCCTGGGCAGTCAGCAGGATTTTACCCTGCTGCTGCGAGATGGCGAAATTATATATAACTGATGATTTCTTCATTTTTCTATATGTTCTATAATAGGGTGATTATTTATGCTGCCTTCTTAACGTATGCTTCTGCCACCGTATGCTTCCATACCTCAGTACCTCGTACCAGGCGCTTGCCGTTTTCGTCGCACAGACAAAAGCATAATTTGCCAAAGCTCTTATAATAGGTATAGTAGTGATACCGGAAACCTAGCTTCTCATCTACCTCATTAGGATCCACCAGCACAATATCTCCCGGCTGGAAGGTGTAATTCTGCACCTTCTTAAATCCAGATGGAGCTGGATTTTTAGCTTTCCAGGCATCACGGCGCGTCTCGAAATCTTTGCGCTTTTTCGCTGCTTCCTGGCGTGCCTTCTGTAAGGATGCCTCATATTCCTCATCCCGTTTCTTTTCCTCGTCCATCTTAGCCGCTTCTGCTGCCAGGATCTCTGTTTTCTTCTTGCCCGTGATATTCTCTGCAATCTGCCAAAAACTGCCTTCTGGGAAGCACTGAATGACCAGCGCCAAGCCTACATAGGTAATACCCCAAAGGCCTTCCAGCTTGAAGACGTTGGCACTGCCTGTAAACAGATTTACGTCTATCTTATCCACTTCTGCCTGGTATCTTTCCTGCACCTTCAGAAGTTCTTCGTGGCTGGTGACTCGCACCATTTTGCGCATATAGAAGCTGCTGCTGTCCTCCTGGATGTGCCATTCATTATCCATCAATCTAATATAAGAGAAAAGTTTCTCCTTCTTCTCGTGGTCGATGGCGGTCCATCTGATGCCCAAAGACTGGTTTTTGTTTTTCGTGAGATTCACGTAAAAACCTACACAGCGGGTACTCGGATCATCAAAGATGCCATGGACGGTGATTTGTGTCTGATATTTGCAGATAGGGAAGCCCTTTGCCAGTTTCTCCAGAGTCTCGAAACTGCATCCCTTCTCCACTGCCTGAAGCAGTGCTGCCGGAACTTTCTTTGTGCTCAAATTCTTGATATGTTTCTTGTCGTATGATGATGACTTCTTGAATAAGTCAGTTGTTTTGTTTGCCATAATTCCTAATATTTTAAATGTTCTATAATATGTTTCTTTTTATTCCCAGGGAATCCCTATTTTGCTGGATTCCCTGATTCAGTACGTATGCTATAATAAGGCGTGATAAATGGGTATCTTACCTCGTTAACGTAATACGTTACGGAAGGAGCACTCATAGCTAGTGAGTTTTGGCAAATCACCACACCGTCCATTCCGTGCGCCATTATGTTCAGTGCGCACATTTTGCAAACCAGTGGATCTGAATCCTGGGCAACGTATTTATAAGGTCTTCCGGCTGAAGGATCAGGACAGCTCATCTTTGCGAAATGTGACAGAAGCAGACGACCACTGCCAGCGGCGCAATCATTCACACGAGTGCCCGAAATTACCGGGCTGGAAGCCTGTTTTTTCTTCGAGTCTATAATATCACTTATCAGATCGGAAACGTCGTGAGGAGTGAAAAATTGCCCCGTCTGAGATGCCTTACCTCGTGACAGATACATATCCTCGTAGAGAATGCCAAACACATCAAGCCAGGTGCCGTTCTGGAGTGCCCGGCTAACGTCGATAAGCCAGGTTGTAGCCAGTACGCCAAAATCAGGCTTTTTATTGATGCGTTCCTGGTACCAGTTTTTCAGGCTATCGGCTTTTCCTCCCTGGAATGCCTTCACACTGAATAAATCCAGAAGGAAGTCGCAGAAATCACTCAGCGCCATCTCGTATGGTCTGCCATCCTTCTTTGCCTGATTGCTCAAAATATCTACATACAGTTTCTTATTCATCATAATTCCTCAAAATTAAAAACGTTCTATAATAGAGTGATATTTTGCATGTTCTATAATAGGGGTACCCTGGAGCCTCCAGGAATACCCACAAAAACTTTATGCAGCGGTTTTCTTGTTTGCTTCGTCCACTTCCTGATAGAGTCTTTTTTGCGTTCTACTATAGCCAGTTTCTCCATTAAAACAGTGATAAGCAACGGCCAACTCCTCGCTGCAGTAGCAAGAAAAAATGTATTCTGCTTCATTTTTCAGACCTTCTATAATAGAGTTTATTTTCTTGGTGATGTTCTTTGCCTGAAGGTGATCTAAGCCAGAGTTCCCGGTCCAGTCGTCCTCGATAACTTGATCCTCGCAAAAATCGCCTCCGTCGAACATATCATATTCAGGACTCCCGGTCCAGTAATCGCCGGCAGAGTCTATAATTACTTTGCCGGAAAGGTCCATACAAGCGCCTTCGTAATAACCGGAGCGCACCAGTGCATTAATTTCCAGTGATATTTTGCACCCTCCATAATTGAGGGTTGCAGTTTTGTAGGCGATCACGTGCGCGTTGTCTTCGTACCCGTCGAAATCCTCCCAGCCCTTCTTCTGGAGCCCGGAAACTATATTCTGTTTAGCAAAATCATAATCAGTCTCCGTTCCGAACTCGTCGTACTCTCCTTCAAGTTCAGGATCCAGGTCGCATTCTTTTACGTCCTCCTTGGTAAAATATCTATTCATACCGATAACAAAATAACGGGTACAATTTGCACTCATAAAATTACATGTAGCCATAACTCTAATATTTTAAAGATTCTATAATATGTTTACTAATTCCCTGGTGATATTTTGCAGCCGCTATAATAGCGGCTTTTATCACCATCTAGAAGGTGCCGGCGGGAATGATCCACCATGAAGGCCTCGATACCTTTGCACCTTGATATATTTTAAGTTTGAAAAAGAATACCTTATAAAGATACTGATAATATCATACACACGGCCGCCGCAAACAAATTAATTCCGATAAACTGCAGCCCGTTTACTGTCACCCCTTCACCGTCTCCGGCAAAGTAAGTTTTAGGCGCAAAAAGCCATCTCCAGGCGGTTTTTGCAGCCGCAAAGATACATTTATTCAGGCGCATAAAAAGAAGAGCACACACGGCAAATAAAACGCTTACTAGCGCCGCCGTACTGGTACGGCGTGAAATATTGATGCTATTATTCATAACTCTAATGTTTTAAAGATTCTATAATATGGTTATTTTGTGGGTACCCTGGAAGGATCCAGGGCACCGGGTATTTTACGCACACCTCATGAATTTATCGAGATAGTGCCGCACCCCCTTAATTGTGATATAAGGCCGCGGCCAACTGTCTTCTTTTTTAGGGCACGTGTATTTTATCTTTTGCCAACGTGCGCAAAGTTCCTCGGTATTGTTATAACATACCTTATATAATGCACGTTCCCCGTACTCGTCGATCACCAGGGACCAACCTCCATAACCTTCTTGCTCAAAACTTTCGCCGTATTTTGCTAATTCTTCATACTGTTCTTTTATAGTCTTTTTTGCCATAACTCAAATTTTTTAAATGTTCATAAATAGAAGGTGCCGGCGGGAATGATCCACCGTTTAAGGCCTTGTACCTTTGCACCCTGGAATCTTTAAAATATATTATAATGCTGCCATCATAGCGACGGCAGAATTTACAACTTTTGCTTGATCCATGCTAGTAATAACTGGAGTGTGTTCCTGGACAAATTTCTTTTGTTCAGTACTCAGTGCCGCAAAGTTAGCGCGGAATGCAGCACAAAAAGCTTCAGCTTTTTCGTGTTCATTCTTTGCGACGGTCTGGATCTCCAGGCGCAAAGATACGCGCATACTTTTAGGGAATTTATCCACGGCGTGGAATAATGCCGTCTCATACTCAAAAGATTCCCATGTATGGTTAAGGTATGATACGCGGGAGTGTTCATAATCTTTTCCGCCGCCAACAGTGTAAACATGATGGCAAAATCCATTTTTCGTGTATGTAGTGCTACAGTAAAAATAAATCTTTTCGCCGTTAACTGTAAACTCAAAAGTTTTTCTATTATATATTTTTGTTGCCATGATTATCTATTTTTAAAATGTTAGTACTTATTGTTTAACTCGCTTTTTGCCTCCTGATAATTATATTTAATGATCAGGCCAAAACCGAAATACATTAAAGCGCTGATTGCAAGGAGTAAAAGAAGGGAATCGACACACGCCCCCATTTTTACTACATCATCAAAGATCAGGTTGTAAGCGCAAAATAAAGCGCCTAAAACAAATGGCAGTGGAATAATCAATAAAATAAAACTCATTATATCCATATTTGATACTACCTTAAAAAATTCCTTCATGATTCTAAAATTTTAAATATTCTTATAATAGGGGCCGCCGGAACGGTCCCGTTTATTACTTACTACCTGAATATTACAAACGGATCTCCTCTAAATTTGCAAGATCAAAAATTGCAATTTGTTCATTTGCGCGGCCGGCCTCGATAGCTTCAGCGCGATCCTCGAAAATCACTGTAGCATCATAATAATATAATCCGCTTTCCGAATCATACCAACCGCCGAACGCCAAAGTGCGGCCGTTTAAATTGCCTGAAGCCTGGAGCTCTTCGATAACATTTGCCACCTTTGCCAGACCTTCAGCGCCGAAGCTGTTTTGTGTGCGCTTCAGTGCGACAGCGTACCCGGTTGTGACAGGCTGCAGAGTAGCAGCGTTAACGGTAAAACCTTCAGGGTTCATTGCTGCGATTGCAGCGACACTTGAGATTACTAAATTCTTTTTCATAACTCTTTAATTTTAAATGTTTATACTTTGTTTCTGTTTTACGATTGCAAAGGTAATAATATAATTTGTTTCTGCCAAATATTTCACGAGAAAAAACACAAAACAAGGTGTTATTTAACGTTCGTTTATAATTATATATTGTGTTTTTACAGATTTTAATAATTATATAATGTTTTATTGCTAACATTATATAGTTATTAGATTTCATGGTTATTATATTATACACCTTATTATATATAGAGAAAAAGCGGTGGCACTCTGTCGCCTCCGTTCTGGGTCGTGGGTGATGGTGCGGGGGTCGTGGGTGATGGTGCGGGGGTCGTGGGTGATGAGTTCAGGCGGTGGGCACTCTGTTGCCTCTGTTGCCTCCGTTCCTGGGTCGTGGGTGATGGTGCGGGGTCGTGGGTGATGAGTTCAGGCGGTGGGCACTCTGTTGCCTCTGTTGCCTCCGTTCCTGGGTCGTGGGTGATGGTGCGGGGTCGTGGGTGATGAGTTCAGGCGGTGGGCACTCTGTTGCCTCTGTTGCCTCCGTTCCTGGGTCGTGGGTGATGGTGCGGGGTCGTGGGTGATGAGTTCAGGCGGTGGGCACTCTGTTGCCTCTGTTGCCTCCGTTCCTGGGTCGTGGGTGATGGTGCGGGGTCGTGGGTGATGAGTTCAGGCAGTGGGCACGGGGGCGCCTCTGTTCTGGGTCGTGGGTCGCATATTTCAGGCAACCAGCAGGGAGGAGCGGTCCCAAGGCTAACCAGTGTGGCGGCACGGTCTTGCTGAAGGTGTTTAATCTCGGGAAAAAATACGCGGCTGTATCGCTCTAAATATCAATTATTTATTTTCTCCGAAGGGAACACCCGTACAAAGCCAGTGCGGCGGGGAAACGATAATAATGCTTAACGTATGAAAGATAACTAATTAAAATCCAAATAGTTAGAGGGGGTAAATTATTAATTCGATTTAGTGGTTTAGGCAAGGCTTTTGCCCTTACAGGGCGAAGGAAACCGCACGCCTATACCCAAGGCGATGCCCTGGGCTAGGAGCTTCTGCCCTTACAGGGCGTGCGGAGATTTTGGTTGCCTATATCTTAGGCATAGGTATCGGAATAGAATCATCTCCATTGGTATATCTTACAGCCTTCAGATACTCTATTCCGTCGCACTTGGCAACACCTTCTAGGAAGATGAGGTCGCAAATATTGCAACGGTACATATCATATTCTTTATAATAAGCATTCCATGCCTGGGTTACACTCGGGCAACCGCCAGTCATTTCATTCAATCGTTTGAAACGATCCATGATGCTGCGGTTGAGTTCTGCCAACGGTTCCAGGGTATCGGTAAAACTGACAGGCTGGAAAGTAGAAATGGTAGCTGATTGTACCGTATCTACGACCTTATGGAATACCTTGCGGTAAACCTCGAACACCGGGCGAACCTTGCGGGCGATGAAAAACTCCAGACAAGGGACGGAAAGCATATACTCAGCTCTCGTTGTACCGCCAATTCCTCGCTTTACCTTTTGGTTAAATGATTGCTAATCAAGACCTTCAATGAACAATTCGCTTCTTTTTAGCGTCTGCACAGCCTTTCCCTTAGTAGAATATACCAGTTGCCAAACGTCTTCCAGGTTAACTGGAAACTGCTCATTACTCTGCATCAACTTAGCAATACCCTCGAAGTATGCCTTAATCTCACTCTCACTACTTTTCTTAGTTAACTGATTCATAATCTAAATCTCTTTAAAAGGTGAAACTTCATGCTTGCACAAAAGTGGAGCGCAAACACGTAAAAAGGATACTCAAGCCCATATTATAGGATATGGACTGTTCTTGACTCATACTCCCAGTGTCGGGTGGTGCAGTGGCAAGCTGCTCGATTACTGCCGTGGCTGCCTCCTGGAGGTCAGCTTTACCCATTGGTAGGGTAATGGTTGTTTCATTCATTACTATGTTACTATTATTTTGTTAGACATCGACACACATTATTATATATAAAGAGGCAGTGTGCCCTTAACCCCTTGTCTAATGGCATAAACGCTCGAACATAGAAAAGAGCTTACCACGCTAGCGACATTACATCGCAAGCAGGGGAGTTCACACTGCCATATACGTATATGCAGCCTCTGTATCAGAGACACATCATGTGCTTCGATACTTTCTACGTTCACGACATTTTATTTTTTTAGACGGTGCAAAGATAAGGAGATTTATCGAAACAACCAAACTTTTTTAAGAAAAAACACATAGAAACGTTATTTTTTAACACAAAAACTTGTGTATATCAAATTTTTATCGTAAATTTGCACCGAAAATAAACAATAAAATGTAATTTATATGAAGAAATTAGATATTAAACGTGCTCTGGCCGATCATAATATGAGCCAAATAGATTTGTGCCAAAAAATAGGTGTAGCTCAACAGAATATGAGTGCCATTGTTAGAAGCGGCAACCCTACCGTTGCCAAGCTCATGCAGATAGCCGAAGGTATCGGCTGCGACATCACCGACCTTTTCTATCCCGACCCTGCAGAGGAGGCAGAAGAGCAGGAAAGACTTGAGAAGGAAATGGAGCAGGAGAGAGAAAAGGCACTCGAAAGCGCAAAGGATAGCAAGATGCCGCTGGAGCCTGTTCTGCGAGAGCTGGCAAAAAAAGCCTATCCTAGCATCACGAAAGAGGAAGTGGAGGAATGGGTGGAAGTCATCAAAAAGAAGAAAGGGATTCAAAAGTTTGATATGGGACCGGGCAAATTGGGGCTACAGAATGCGATGGATAGGCTGAGACAATTCGAAGAGGCTAGAAAGAAGCATGAAGGCGAAACTCTGAGCGCAACGCTTCGTGGCGATTTGCCGGAAGGTTTCATCGAAAGAGACGTGAATTTCGTGCAGCAGCTAGCAGGGAGCGAGCCAGCCTATCCGGTTCACGAAAACGGACTGGTACCAGAAAACCAGCAGCAAATGATTCAGACTTCCACTTTCTGCCCCCACTGCGGAAAGAAAGTAAGGGTGGGAGTGGTGCTGCTGCCCGAAGAAGGATGAATGAAGAAGGATGAAGGATGAATATCGAATGATTAATAATGTATAACTCTTAAAACAAGAATGAAGAAATGAAAAAGAACTTTTTGTCTATGATGAAACGTTCCATGGTGGCCATCTGCACAGTGGTGGCTGCGGGAATGATTACGTCCTCGCTGGCAGCTTGCAGCAGCAGCGATGATGAGAGTGAGAAGAATGCGGCAAAGGTGAAGGAATATCTTGCCGGCAACGAGTGGACCATCAACAGTACCAGCGGTACTTATTCTTACTACAAGAACCACATGGTTTACTATGAGGGCAGCGGGCAATGGACTCCGGGCGGTCTCTTCGCCGAGCCTAACACTGCCTTCGGCTACTGGCAGATGGATGGCGACAAGCTTACTACCCGCTTCGAGGTGGGCACACCGGAAAGCTTCAATATCGGCAATCTGCTGAATGAGACTATCTCGGGCGTGCATCTGCAGGAGAGCAACAAGATTACGGGCAGCAGGGTATCTATAAGCATCGATATGCGCCCGCTGATTGTAGGTACCTTCGCCAACGGCAATGAATGCCAGATGAGATGCGGCAGTTCGCTGGATGATATTTCGGACGAGACGGACCACGATGTGGCGCTGCGCGGCACCTGGTATTGCGTCGTTACCTATACCAATGCCGAGGATGGAAAGAAGAGGAAATGTATGGCTTCCATGACGTTTAACGAGGATGGCACCATGCACATGGTGATAGAGAGCGTCAGCGATCATACTGCTACCTACACCACTAAGAACGGAAAGGTTACTATCAATGGTTTCCTGAGCAAGAGCGATGTGGTTACCTTCTATTATAAGAACCTTAACGGTATAGAGATTAAGCTGTATAGCTGCGAGAACGGCTATCTCTCGTCTATATGGTTTAAGAATAGGGAAGACGCAAAGCGATATTAATAAGGCGGAAGAATAAGTAGGAGATATATCAGCAAGGCCGAAAATAGAGCGGGCGAGGGGACTATCACTAGTGCCCTCGCCCTTTTTAATTCAGATCGAATGAAAAAAATGAAAAACAGCATTCTGCCTTTTTTCTTATTTTAGATACATCGTATAAGATACCTGTAATATCACATCTAATTTTCCAAAAGCAAAGATACGAAAAAGCTGCGTGAAACATCGGACAACATCTGTATGATTTCCAAGGGATACTTCCATTATCTGTATGATTTTTATCAAATAATGCTATTATCTGTATGATTTCCACCGGAAAAATACAGCTCATTCTTCGAGATAAGCCCGAAAATTTACAGATAATTTCTTGTTTTTCTCAGATTTTCTGATACATATTCCGTTTTTTCTTCGTACCTTTGCAGCGCCATAGCCCTCCGATGGGCTATAATCTTAAAGTGTATTAAAAAACAGCGAAGCCCTGCCGTCCGTGATGGATAGCAGGGCTTTTTCTGTGATAGGGGACCAGCGATGGAATCGCTGGGGACGGGGGCAAAAGGGGGACGAACTTTCGCTGCTAGGCTTCTGCCATTACGGCTTCCAAACTCTCCATATCGGCGAACTTCAATCCGCAATCCTTAGCAGCCTTGAAAAGCTCCTTCTCGTCAACTGCCGCGATGGCTACCTCTACCTCCTTGTCGGCAAGCTCCTTGAAGTACTTCTCGGTCTTCTGCTTCTGATTGAAGAAATACTCATTAACCTCCGCGAACTTGGCGGAATCATCCTTGGTGTATTCGTAGCCCTCATCGGCGTGCTTCTGCTCAAGCTGCTGGCACTCCTGGAGCTTGCGCTGCATCTCCTCGAACTTATCGTCCTTCAGGCTCTCCTGCGCTTCCTCCACATCCTTGTCGTAGGTATCGGCTACGTGGCGCAGAGCCTTCATATTCTTCCATACTCGCATAGCAGCATCATCGCTCATTGATGATGTCTTCAATGCCTTCAATGTTCTGTAGGCTGCAACAGCCTCGATTGTCTTAATCTTCTTCATTTTGTTCTGCTCTTTATGTTAAACTTAAAATAAAATTCTTAATACTCCGCAAAGATACGGAAAATATTCTATATATGCAAGGATATAAGAGGAATTATTATAATACTTAAATTACTTATATTTTACATCCTAGCCATTATTCATCTCCATCATAGAGAATATGGTATCTCTTAACGATTGTTCGGTTCTTGAATCGGCAAGTTCCCCAGTTACAGAAGCATAGTTTGCCGTTATAGACCACATTACCCACGTTGGTAAATGTTACGCTTTCTGTATGCCCTGCCAATATGGTATCTATCACCTTGCTGTCCTCACCCATAACCAAACCATCATTATAATCTTTGACGGCAGACAGACGGCAATCTACATATACATCCTTGAGACCTTCCTTACCGTTGTTCTTGATAGATACGGTGACGGTTGTCTTGCTGGATGATGCGTAGGTGGCTGTAATGGTTACGCTTACGCTGACGGATTCTGATGTGCTGACGATGCTTACGGTCTTGGGCTTCATCACAGGCAGAGGATAATATGTACCTGCCATCGTGCTTCCCGTCTGCAAGGAGCTATATCGGGCTGTAGATAGAAACGGCACGATGCTATAACTTCCCTGCACCCAGTTACCGCTTTTCGCAAAAGTAACCTCCAAGTCTTCTACTCCCTTTATCACCTTATCCATGGTATAGCAATAGGCTACGCTGCCATCCTTTACCAGTGCAGCCCCGAAATAGCAGTTCTCTAGACTGCTGAAGTCTTCCAGCAGAAGACAGTCATCGGCTTTCAGATATGGATAATAATAACCTGCACTTACCATAATCTTATCTGTAACCCCGAACTTAGTGCCGTTTACAAACAGAGAGGAAAATGGGGCATAGGCATTATGATTATACCCTAGGAAATCGCCCAGACGATAGGGTGATGCTGCTCCACCAGACGGCAGGGTATAGGCATAGCCGTTGTAATTCTTGTCGTAATAGCCTATAATAGCTTCTACCGTTCCTCCACTTGGCACGGTGATACCGCAGTTTCCAGCAGTCCCGCGATAGCTGGTCTTTATATCGCAAAACGGGGTATTCAAGATATGCACGGGCTTATATCTTGCCCATTTATTGATATTGGCGGACTTGCACAATGTGGCAATATCATTACTCGGTTCTCCCAGCACCGACTTAACATCATCGATGGATATGGGGGGGTGATTTTTCCGTTATTTACACTCATATTTCTTTCTTTTTTATCGTTATACTTTTTATATCTACTACATATCGGGCATAATACCACTACTAAATGGGATAAGACCCTTTGTAACCCATACACCGTTGGCTATCACGTATATCTTATATGACTTGCCGCTGGTAAGATTCCTGAATGTTGCCGTTTTAGTTTCGCCTGCCTTCATCGTGCCTATGGTCTCGTAGTATTCTCCTGTCACCATATTTTGACCTGCTGATGGGTCGGTCTCATATACGCAATATACGGTTACGTTATTCACCTGACTGGCATTGTCCTTCAACTTCAGCGTCACGATGATTCTGCCAAGCTGCTCTCTTGCCGTAATCTGTGCGAAGTTGCTTGCCACGGCTTGTGACTGGCTGATGATGGAGAGCGGCTTGCCTCCTGCTAGGTTTGGAATGGCATAGCAAGTCATCTGATGAAGGGTGTGGTCGCTGGAATAGTTGAACGAGCAGAACATCGGGAAGGCAAGGTAATCACCTACCTGGAGAGCGTTCTTGGGAAGCGGCACTGTGAATGTTCCCACGCTGGATGCGGTGGTGATGAACATGAGGGTGGACTTGCTCTTATCGGTGATGATGTAGCCGAAATACTTATCCTTGAATGCAGCAAAGTCGAAGTAGCTTACCTGTAAGCCATCTGCCGATACAGGATTGAACAGGGTGAGTATCTGATTGGTATCACTCTCACGGATGAACACGTTGTTGGATAGATAATCCTTTACTTCGGGATTCGCATTGTGAAAGTAGCCTCTGAAATCTCCAAGGCGGAATGGAGAAGACGCACCGCCAGTTGGCTTGTCATATAAAGTGCCATATCCATTATTAGCCTTTGAATATTCCGCTACAAGGTCTTTCCAGTTGCTCTTGCCGTTTTCTATCGTGATATTGATGCCGTAGTTGCCATCCTTTGCCTTGTACCAGTCATCGGGGAAAGGTGAGGGGTACACGGTAGGCTTATACTTCGCCCAAACATTTATCTTCGGTGACGTACACAGCGTGGCAAGGTCGCCGCTGCCTTCTCCGAAGAGGTTCTTCAGGTCGTCGATACTGACGGGAGCCGTTATTTTTCCGTTTGCTAATGCCATACGCTTAATCTTTAGAACTTAAAACACTAGGCAAGGCAGCTCTATAAGAGCCACCCTGCGTTAATACTCACGATACTTACTCTGCTGCCTCGCTAGCCATGTTGGTAGCGATAGCGGAATCAACCTCCGCTATCAATGCTGACACCTCACTGAGCTTGCTCTGAGGGATGCCACTGATGTTGTAGATCAGCTCGCTGCCGTTGGAGCTTGCGTTGGCATTGCCGAGATAGTTACCATTTGCATCTGTGTAGATACTCATATTGATGCTGTCGATGTTGCCACCCGTCTTGTCAACATTGTAGGTAATTTCTACTCGATAGCCGCCCTTGGTATAAGTGGCGGTTGTCTGTTCACTCTTCTTGTTAATCTTTAATTTCTCCATTTTCTTAACTAATTTAATAAATTAATATTCTTGTTATCTAATCTCTTCTTGTTACTGCTGCCCTGCTTTCCGCTCAATCGCTGAACCTCTGATTCGAGGAAGACCACCCGAGCCTTCAACCTGCTGACCTCATCGCCCACCTGCTCGATAGCACCGAATGCCGTTGCAATCAGCTTCGGAGACCAGTAGTTGATTTTGTAGTAGCCCTTCTCGTCCGTCTCCACGATGTCCTTTAAATGAGGGTTGCACAAGACGTGCTGGGCAATCCAACCGATAGACCTTGTATTGTCCTTCTTCCAAGCAAAGCCGAACGTGCCACCCATTGCCTTGATGATACCGAAGTAGTCCAGCTTGCGCAAATCCTGCTTCAAGCGGATGTCTGAGGATGAGTAGGCGGTGACACCTCCATGAGCAAGCAGCCCCCCTTCGGTTTCGATATTTACATTAGAATAAAGCTTGGCGGTTGAGAGTTCCACCGATTTTATATTCTTTCCGCTATCGTCAGAGGCGGTAAGGACTACAGTCTTGCCCATCACCTGCGTTGTATATCCGTAGGTAAGCGCACCTCTACCAATATCTACGCTATTCCATCTAGCCATTGCTATCAACTGGATTGCCGTACCACCAGTATTTTTTCCATAGAGGTATGAGTTGTTGCTCATCGTGATGTTATCCACACCTGTAATGCTTCCGTTCACGTTAGCCGTACCGTTAAATGACTGCCCCCATATTGTACGTGCCGTCTGTAGCTTCGTAGCGGTCGCAGCGTTGCCTGTGATGCTCGCCGATGAGGTGATATAGCCGATGTCGTTGGTGAACTGACTTACCTTCGTTGGTCTTCCGCTCACATTGCTCCAAGCCACGGAATTTGCGCTTCCTGCCGAGGTTGCATATTTACAACTTCCTGCTGACGTAATATAGCCTGCTCCGTTTGCAAGCTGGTTGTTATTCTTAGGGATGTCGTCTGTGTATGCGAGCCATTTAATTGCAGTCCATTCATTTTCGTTTCTTCCAACTATTCCAACTCTCTCTAGCTTATATGTACTCAGCATATATTGACCGTATTGTGCTCCAATATATGCACCTCCTATCTTTATGAAGCTATAGTATGATGAAGGACGGAATGTAGCAGAATCATTTGACCAATTCTGGATTATAGAAGCACTAATAATAACATTAGCACCAACGCCCTGGTTCGGATAATAATCGTTGAAGAATCTTACCAAGCTGTCCTTATAGGCTTTGACGGTGTCGTTTGCAGGAGAAGGCAATCCGTTATTACGTATATAATTAGCAGATGATGCGTGAGTTGCAGTTGCGGCATTTCCTGTAATACTTCCACTAGCTGTAATGAACCCTGCTCCATTCGTCAATTGGTTCGTGTTGTTCGGAATGCTTATACTTTTTGCTGCACTACCATCATAGCTACCACTTGCGTAACCACTCCATGACAGAGCGTTAGGGTTCTTCGCCGTTCCTGCGGTCGTAGCGTACTTCACTGATTGGTTGGCGATGTTCGAAGAGTCGATGAGAGTCTTCCAAGCTTTCCACTTGCCACCAACCTTGTGACGGAAATAAAGGCTTCCGTTAATACTGTAATCATTGGCAAGCAACATTCCATAGTTGGCATCTGCACTTCCCCAGTTCATTACCTGTAGCCAATGATTATCGGTAGGCGTATTCGTCACATTTACCATCTCGTAGATGTGAGATGCACCACTTGTATTGAAGTTGTCTAAGTCGGTCACTATGTTCTCTCTAGTATGATAGAGGAACAGAGACTTTGCGTCCGCCGTTTTCATGTAGGCAGAGAGACTTTGGTGTGCAGTGAGGAAAGTAGCACCCTTAGTAACGGTAATGGTCGTACCATTCTTGGTGATAGACGTAACCGCATTACCACTGCCCGATACGGATATTGATGTAGCACTGCCACCCTCCAAGCTGGAGATGCGAGAAGCAAGAGCCTTGATAGAGTAGGCAGAAGCTATCTCAGACAGCGATTCTGATGTAAGCTTCAAGGCATCTGAATAACTCTTCACACTGCCGTTCAAGCCACCGCCACTTCCTGCGGAGCTAGTTCCGTATGCGCTTATTCCACCTGTGGCATAGAGATTTCCGTTAACCTTCAAGTCACCGTTGGAGTCCTTCTCCAAGATGATGCCGTTGATGTTGACCTTGGTTGTGGTATAGATTTCTCCCAACACATGCAGCTTATGAGATGGGGCAGTTGTTCCGATGCCGACGTTACCATTCACGCTAAGTTTGTTGGAGAGGTATACATCCTTGCCACCATAGTTGCGAATCCAAGTGTTGTCGCTCATGTACCAACCGCCGCCGTGGTCTTCACTATACCAGCCAGTGCTTCCCTTGCTTCTGAACCAGTTGTTTGTGTAGATAGTTCCTGCTGGTGCTGCGGAAGTATTGATATTGCCCACACCTGTCATGTTGCCGCTCACGTTTGCTGTTCCGTTGAAGGACTGTCCCCATAGCGAGCGAGCCGTTACAAGTTGGTCTGCTTGCTTCACGATGCCAATTCTCGTAGCACCGTCAAGCAAGGTGTAAGGGCTATCCCCTGTGGTTGCTGGCAAGCTTTGAGCCGCAGAGAACGATGAATTTGTCACCAAAGTTCCTTGGCTTGTGAAATCGGCAGACACGCGTCCTGTCTTCTTGATGATTGTGTAAGACAGACTTCCATATTGAACTTGGCAATTTCCCCAAAGTTGAACATTGCCAGTTGCATTGTTGTAGTACACACGCAACCTTGAAGACATGTTTCCAACCAACTCACGCAATGATATGCTAAAGTTGTATGCCCCAGAGTCCTTCGCTCCATTCTGACGGATTCTCAACACGACAACCGAATAGGTATCGTTATATCCGTTGGAGAAGAGGAACGTGAAACTTCTATCATTATATTGGTTGTCTGTGACGGTAATGTCAAACAACTTCGCCCAATAGTGGGAAAGGCTTGCGGTGTTGCTGTTTACCGCTCCCGACCATACGATGTTGTCTTTGTGCCAACCATCGAGCAAATCCGCATTGAGGTTTGTCCATTGTGCGGTAGTCGAAGCTATGTGATTCGAGCCGTTGTAACCGAATTTCATACCTCCCTTGCCGAACTTCACCATTCCTGCGTTGTTGTTGTCAACGCCCATCAAGCCGATAGTGTTGCTAGTGTTACAATCACCAATGTAGCAATCGTCGCCAATGAGCAATCCATTGTAAGCACCATTCAATGCGCTTGCCGCAATCCTAAGCTGACCTGTGAGCGTTCCACCTGTCAAAGGCAAGTACTTTGCGGCGATGGCATCCACCTGTGACTTCGTATAAGCATCAGTAATGCCAAATCCCGACAAAGTGGTTGGCTTGTTGGTGATATAGCTCCACGCAAGGTTTCCTTGGAACGCCGTGAGAGCCTTGATGTGTGGAGCAATAAAGTAGGCATCGCCTTGGTTCGTCACGAACGAAAGGCTTACTCCTATAGCGTCATGGTCAGTATAAACCAATGCAGCCGATTGAACGCCACTTGCATCAGGGTTCTCGCTAGTTGAGAAAACCAATTGCGGACCGCCATCGCCATAGGACAGCTTTCCAGCCGACTTGATGTAGTTTGCATCGTTGCCATAGGTATTTCCATAAATCACCAAGCGATTCTGCTCAGCCTTGTAGCTTGTGTTGACGGTGACGGTAGCCTTTGACAACTTCAAGATGTTGTCTATCTTGGTGATTCCTGTCAAGGCTTGCTCGGCACTGCTGCCCTGCACCTGTGTCGTTCCCACATAATGAGTATGGTTAGACAAGCTGAATGTGCTTCCCTTTGTCAAAGTCAAGGTGTGACCACTTACAGATGCAGCCGTAACCGCATTGCCCGAGCCTGTTACGCTAATGGCGTTCACACCGTCCGTGATACCATATCCGCTGAGACTTGATGGCTTAGAGGTCAAACTTGCAAAAGTATGTGTATGCCCATTGAGCGAGAATGTAGAGCCTTTTGTGAAGGTTATCTTTGTTCCACTCTTCGACACGCTAGTTACGGCATTGCCTGAGCCTGTGGTTTCAATGCTTGTTGCGCTACCACCCTCCAAGCTGGAGATACGAGAATCAAGAGCCTTGATGGAGTATGCAGAAGCAACCTCTGAAAGGTTTTCCGTAGTAAGCCTGATAGCATCAGAATAAGCCTTGACAGAGCCATTGAGACCACCACCGCTTGATGATGATGCTCCAACACCATAAGCGGACACACCACCACTTGTGTAGAGGTTAGCCACCTCTTCGGTCGTAGTATTCGTAATCTTCAGCGCCTTATTAGCTGCATCATACTCCAACTTGATGTTACCGATGGAGATATACTTTCCACTTGGCACGATGATGCTTCCATTGATGTCAGCAGTGCCATTGAACGAATTTCCCCACAATTTGCGAGCATTAGTAAGCTGGAGAGCCTTCTTCGCTGAACCGTTTGTGAAGTAGCCTTGCAAGGTGGCAATACTCCCTTTGTTTGCGGATATGCCCGAAGCATTTACCCCTTCTGCCTTTTTCGCTCTTGCTACCTCGTCAGATATAGACTTGTTGATTCCGTCAACAATACCGCTCAAAGTGTCAGTCTGTGCAATATTTGCGAGGAAGCTCACTACCTCGTTCCACTTATTGATAATGCCGTCCGCAGTCTCCTCGTCAGTAGTCATAAGAGCATACCAGTCGTAGGCACTATCCCAAGCAGTCTGTTTTGCAGTAGTAGGAATAGAGTAACCAGAAGCAAGACTGATGGCAAACGTACCACTTGTTGTGATGGTCTTTGTTGCACAAGTCAAACTAGCAGGAAGAGTAAGACTAACAGATGTAACAGTACCAGTATTCTTTGTATAACCGCTATCGTTAGTAAGTTGGCTTACCTTCGTGATGCGGTCGGTGATTTCAGCCCACTTATGAGTGTGCGCACTAGGTGCAAACGTAGATGGTTTGCCAGTGATGTTATCCCAAGAGAGGCTAAGACCACCAAGCTCTGTAGCAATGTTATCAATTCGTCTGCTGAGAGCCTTGATGGAGTAGGCAGAAGCAACCTCAGACAGCGATTCTGATGTGAGCTTCAAGGCATCTGAATAGCTCTTTACACTACCATTCAAACCGCCGCCAGTTGATGTTGACGTTCCTGCTCCGTATGCTGTGATACCACCTGTGGCATAGAGATTACCATCTATCTTGATAGCCTTGTTGGTCGCATCATACGTGATGCTGATTCCGTGAAAGGTGATTGCACCCTCGAATGTAGCATCGCCAGATACGCCAAGTTTAGAGAATGGAGCGTTTGGCTTCAAAGACACAAGGTCTGCAACGCTCGTTCCTGCGCTTCCTGATTTCCACGTAGGCTCAAAGAAGGTGAGGTATACGCCCAGATTCTTCTCACTGATGATAAACGATGTCGGGTCTGCGTGAACCTTTCCGTCCACGTCCCACCAAATAGCACCATTCGCAAGATAACCCGAGCCATCGAAGCGGATGAGAGAAGTTGCAGGAGTAAGGCTTCCGCTATTGTAATCCTTATCCACCATACGACCGCCCCACCACGTTGCTATGCTCTTCTTTCCTCTATTCTGGTCTATTGCTCCGTTGATACCGCTCTGAACGTTTCCGTCTGCATCTCTCAATGCAAGGAGTGTTGTCATTACAAGACCGCCATCAATATCTGTAGTCTGACCGAGCGCATCCTTGATGTACTTGTAACCAGCAAGGTCGGTGATATTCTGCTTCAAGTCACCATAAATCTTGCTGGTAATATAGGCGTTCGCCAAACCCAGTTTGTCGTAGAAAGCCGAATACGCACCCTGGAAGTTGGTAAATTTCGTTCCCACTGCTGAGACGATGGTTGCCTTGCCGTTAGTATCAGCCTTATTATATCTTGCCGAAATATCGGAGAGATACGTGACGAGTTCCGTCTTGGCAGTAGTGAGTGTTGCAAAAGCAGTTTTGAGGTCAGTGAGTTCCTTGGTGTTCGCCAGTACCTCTGCTCCCTTTACCTCAGTGTAAGACTTCTCGGCGGCTGCAAAAGCATCTTCAAGTCGCTTGGAATCCTGCGCCATAGCCGCAATCTCAGAAGGCTCTAGATAGCCATCCGTAACATAATTATCGAATGCCTTCTTGTTGCTTGTAACGGTCTTGCCGAGATTCGTAACATTCGTCTGTGCGGTATCTGCCGCCTTCTTCGCCTCTTCCGCTGCCTTCTTTGCTGCGTTCGCTACAGTATCGTCTGTGTACTTCACTTTCTTAGTCCAATCGGCTGCGCTGAATGAAGCATTGGTCTTGGTTGCCACGACAAGCTCGCCCTTAGAGTATGCAACACCACCGAGAGTATATGCTGCCTCCAAAATCCAGAGGTCACGTTCCTCATAGGATGCAGGCTTGCTTACATAGATGCTGGATTTGCCATCTATCTTGTCGAAAACCTCGGTAGGCACGTCCTGCTTATCCCATTTCGTACCATTCCAGAAGAAAGTCTGGTTGTTGCTTGTGTTATACCACAGGTCGCCTTTGTGCTCCTTCTTGGCATCATCGGTAGTCCAGGATGCGCTCGGGTCAGAAGGCTGATACCAAGTCTCAGCCTTCTTGTCGAGCTGGTCTCGTATTCCCTTCAAGCTCTCCTCTATGGTCTTGGCGAATGCGTTGAGGTCGGAATCATTAGCCTTTACCCATTCTGATGAGGTGAAGCTGCCAGTGACTCTACTCTTAACGCACACCATCAAAGTCTTGCCATCATCTCCGCCGCTAGCCCACAGGTCGCCCTCGTCATAAGGAACAGTAGGCTGAGAGGTGAAAACGGTACGCTTTCCATCTGCCGTGTCCTGCGCCTTGCTTGCTGCGGTCATAGCAGTGTTGATGTCGTTATCCTTGATTCTCGCCCATGCCGTACCCGTCCATCGGTATGTGTAACCATTTGACGTATTGTAGAACAGGTCGCCAGCGTGCTGCGACTTCAACGTATCGGTAGTCCAGTCAGAAGCAGGCTTATTCTGAGTAGTAGGAGCATAGTTGTAGAACCAGGTCTCCACCTTCTCATCAAGCTGCTCTTTGTAGCTAGCCATATCGTTCTTGTACTCTTCCTTGAAGGTATTGAGGGCAGAATCATCGGTGTACTTGGAAGCCTTAGTCCAGTCAGCGATGGCAAATGACGAACCTTTTGCCTTGGCAGTCTGGCAGCGCAGGATTTCATTCTTGTAGATGCTGCCATCTGTAGGATAGGTAGCGTTTACCCAAATATCGCCCAACTGATAAGGCGGAATAGGCTGAGCACTAAACACCTTCATCTTGCCATCTGCCGTCTCCTGAGCCTTGCTTGCATCGGATAGGGCTTTGGCGATGTCGGTATCTGTAATGATAGTCCACTTGTAGGTGTTGCCATCCTTGGCAAAGCGGTATGCCTTGCCCGTCTTGTTGTCGTAATACAAGTCTCCAAGATGGGTATCTTTTTCCTTATTGGTAGTCCAACTGCTTGCTGGCGCATTCTTCAAGGTAGGAACGCCCTCGTAGAACCACGTCTCGATAGCACCATCAACCTGATTCTGAAGGTCGGCTATCACCTGCGAGTTCTTTATGAGATTGTTCACCTGCTCCTCGGTCAAGCCCTTTGCTGAGTTCTCTTTAATGTATTGAGACAATTCTTTACCATCCACGGTAGATTTGGCGGAAATCTTGCCTTTAACAGATACCTGCTTGGCTGCGCTGTCATACTTGATGTAGCTACTACCCTCATAGCCATTCTCCTTTGTAGGTCGGTCGCCTACATACATATCACCATAGACGTTAAAGAACGCCTTGTTGGTCTGCTTATTCACACCATATTCCACGTACTCCTTATTGGCAAAGGAATAGCTGTTGATGCCGTGATATAAGCTAATGGATGGCGAATAGGTATCTACCGCCGAGAAGATAAGGCAGTTCTGACGCTCTACATCGGTTCTGTTACCGCACTGCGACAACACATCACCTTTAGCAGGAACATCGCTTGCCGTAGCGCAATCGGTATCGGAGAGGTCGATGTAGTGATACTTCTTTCCTTCCAACTCCACAGGTTCCTCATCACGACCGATTACCAATCGCCAGTAAAAGTGATTGCCAACTTTGTGGTAAGTGCCCTTGCGAACGTTGAATGACTCAGAACGCACTTGGTCGCCAATAGCGAAATCATTATCCACGGCATCGTCTTCCTGTTCTGCTAAGAAATAGCAGCGATAAGCCTTCTGTGACAAATTATTATATGTCACAGTAACCTCTTCTACCTTATGAGCCACCACGCCTCCAGCAGGAGACAGAATCTCCTTACCACCGATGGTGGAGGTTTTCTTGATTACAAGCTCCTCGAATATAGCCTTCATCCTCACCTCCAGGTAGTCGGTGATGAGATGCGAGCGACCTTCTATATCGGGAGTCCACGAACCGCCGTTCTCTGAGTTGAAATCACCCACATTCAGACCTGCCAGGAACTTCTGCACCTTCTCGAAGGTAATCGTGCCATGGGCTACATCATCCTTGTCTTTCGCCAGGAAATGCTTCACGCCAAACTGACCCAGATATAGAGGAGTAACCACCTTCGTGTTATCCGTTTCCAGGCTGAGATCATCGGCTACGCCGTTCAACTCGCTACCCCCCAGGAACAGCTTCGTGATTTTCGCAACCTTGGCAGTCAGCGTATCAAAGGTGGCAGAGAGGATGGTTTTGAGGAAGGAGATGGAATCGGTGACGGAATTATACTTCCACCAGGAGCCATCGATACCGCTCGAAAGGGATTCGTCGGTATTCAGTTTTCCACAATCCACGTGCTGGAGCCAATTACGCTTGCGGGTCTTGCCATCAGCATCCGTCTTCACTTCAGAGATGATGCCCTGCAGATAGATGTAGTAGAATCTCTCGTCGCCTACCAGCTTGTCGGGATTGGCGATAGAGTAGCCGTACAGGTCGATTCGCTCGCTCGGATATACCACCACGGCGGTATTGTTGTCGGCGGTGCTCGTGCGGGGGATGGCTGCATAGATGTACTTCCGCTCGGAATCAGGGAAGACGGAAGGGTAGGCAGCAAGAGGCCAGCGCTGGTAGTTGTGACCGGCATCATACTCCAGACCCGGAATGCCCAGCATATAGCAGAGGATGGATGCGCCGGAGACTACGCTACACTGGATGTAGTCTGGCTCACCCATCGCATTAAGCTGGATGTAGAGCGCACTGCTCGAAATCCAATAGTTTGTATTCTTTGCTTCTGTTGCCATTTTTTTTGTTTGGATTTTTATTCATTTATAGGGCAAAGATAAAGGTTTTTGCAGTTTTAGGTGGGACAAAAAGCTTTTGCCCTTTCAGGGCGCATTGATGATGCTGCCATTACCCAGGGTGTTACCCTGGGCTAGGAGCTGCTGCCCCTTCAGGGCGTATAGGCGATGATAAGGACTGCAGGGAGTACTGGCTAGAGGTAGGGACTTCCGTTGATGTCGAGCTTGACTGTGAAGGAAACGGAGTACATATTCTGCGTGGTGGAATCGCTGATCATTATCTCGTCTTCCTGGGTGATTGTGCAGGAGAGCCAGGTATCTTTTACCTTCAGCCATACGTGCTCACTCATCAGAAACTCGTGAAGGTACCAGTAGAGCCAGGCGGTATCGAGGGGGTCGCTCTGATAAAGCCACGACTCACGGTTATTCTGCTTCTTGATAGCGGACCGGGAGAAGGTATTGAAGGTTTCCTGCACGGCTATCGTATAAGGAGTGGTTTCTACCGAAAGCTTCTTGCTGTAGGCTTTCGGGATATTGATGCTCTCCAGGCAGCCACGGGCATTGATGAAGCGGAAGGTACTGCGGTTTTCAGCTTCCGAGGATGGCAGAGCATAGAGGGCGTGACCGCCAATAGTCTGCGAACCTTCCTTTGTGATTTTCTGTTCGGAAGAGGTAGGAGCGGTGAGTGCAGTGCTGGATGCCAATATCTGTGAAGAGGCATAGGAGACTGGGTAGGAGAAGGATTCGCCTACAACGGTGACTTCGGGGATAGAGGTTGGCTTTCGGGAAAAGTCTTTTACTGCTGGGGATGGATTGGATAGAATGCGCTCCATATCCGACATGGCTCCTGCTATGCAGCGAAGGTCAGTATCGGTACCTGCGACAGGCTTCTGTGGATAATAGACCTCGCCTACACTGGTATGCACTTCGCCGTTTTTGTTCATATACTCATCGTAGGCTTTTATGTACCATCTTACGAGCGGGAAGGTTTTTGTGGTGGCGGTGTACGGGAAATTGTCGAGGGGGATGCGGAGTGCAGAGGAGACATCCAGGGCTACGTTATTGCCTTCGGTGGTGACGGGTACCGTGAGCTTCACGGTTTCGTAGCTTCCTCCGTTATCAAAGTTTACTTCTATGCTGACACGGTGGAAGGAGGGGCTATCCAGCGTTTCGGGCTGGATGGTGAAGGTGATGGGGTTTCCGGCAAAAATGGAACCCGACGTGAGATTAATTTTCTTTGCCATATTATTCTTTCTTTTTAATTACGAGATTGACTACATCGGAAACGAGCTTGCAGTCTTTTGCCTCTTCAGGGGTGATCTTGATGTGAAACATCATTTCTACCTGTTGAATGAGATCGAGGAAATCGATGGATTCCAGCTGGACCTCATCACGGAGATTGGAGTGTTCTGTTACCTCGCAACCGACCCACGAGGTTTTCAGGCTGTTTACGATGGCGATAATGCGAGGAGTTATTTCTTCTTTTTTCATAACAATGCTTTTGAGATGATAAAGGATGAATTGGTACCGCCAAAACCGAAGGCGTTACAGAGAATATGGTGAGGAGCATAGGACTTCGGGCGCATCACAAGATTGAGGGATGGGAAGGCATTCTCCTCGGTGGTTACAGCGCCAAAAAGACGGCCGTAGGTGAGCATCATCACGGCTTGCACGGCTTGCGATACGCCTGCCATCCAGCACTCGTGACCCGTTAAGCCTTTTGTGGCTACTACGTTCGGACAGATAGGAAAGACCTTCTCTATTGCCTTTGCCTCGGCTTCATCGCCCATCGGGGTACCGGTAGCATGAGCAAGTACTACGTCTATCATACCTTCGTCCAGACCTGCGTTCTCGATAGCATTCAGCATAGATACTTCTTCCTGATAGGTATCAGGAGTAGTGATGGCTTTTCCATTGGTAGAGAAGCCATAGCCGGAAAGAGAAGCGAAGGAATACACCTTCTCTTCTTTCAGACGAAAACTATCCGATGGTTCAAGGATGATGCAGGCTGCACCACCTGATGGTGCCAATCCATTTCTGCCTTTACCAAACGGCTGCACATTATCGGGTGAGAAAACACCGAGAGCATCGAAAGCTTCCATGCAGTAATTAGATTCGCATTCCTGCGCGCCAATCACGATTACCATTTCCGTCTGCTTGCTATCGAGAAGCATCTTGGCAAGACCGATGGCGTGACCTCCTCCGGCACAGGCTGCGCTTACGGTAAGCGATAAGCCGTGGATATGGAGGATGGATGCCAGGTTCATACTGATAGTGGAGTTGAGCGAACGGAACAGGGTATTTACCGGCAAAGAGCGGTTGTGACGATTTTTATTCACATGGTCCACCACGGTTTGGCTCTCATAACATTCAGAGTCATTGCTTACGATGATGGAAACGTTATGATTTTCCAAGAAATCCTTGCTGACCTTTGCGTTCTTCAGCGCTTCAAATACGGCATTGAGGACGGTGAAACCATGCAGAGGCAGGCAGGCATTCTGCGCATGGGTAAGGATTTTCTCATAATCTTCTGCCCAACTAGGTACGTCTCCGCACAGATCGGAGTTATAGTAGTTGCGGCACATATCATGAACCAAACCGCATTTGCCCTGGGAAAGATTGAGGGCTACTTCTTTTGTATTTCTGCCTAGGGCAGAATGAATACCCGTTCCAGTGACTAAAATTTTTCTATCCATTTTTTTTCGTTTTTTATGTTATAAAGCATATACCGTAAACTCTACTTCGCCCATACCCGTCTTGGCATCAATGGTGGTATTCACCTTGTCAATGAGACATTTCATGCCGCCTATATTCCACCAATCCTGCCAGTGGTTAGGTATATCAGCCACTTGCGCTACGGTGGTGGTGCATCTTATCATAAACTTCTTTCTGTTCAGAAGGAAATAGGCGTAGGGGAGAATGAAGGTATCGAAGAGACCACGGGAGCGGACCTTCTTAACTACCTTACCGTTTTTATCTACTTCATCGGCATTGCAGAGCACCAAATCCTTATACTTCGGATCTTTTAGCCACGATGGTTCCTTGAAGGCTCGTATCTTCAGCGAGAAACGTTCGCCGGTGCCTACACCTTCCTGCACACCATTATAATCAAACACATTGCCCATCATATCCAGCGAATCGCAAGCCAGGGCATACTGTCCTGCATTGGTTCGCCATTTGGATGTGCCGAAATGGTCGTAGTTATAATCGTAGGGTTGCAGGGTGGCATCACTACCGCCACCACGCATTAATGCCATGGCAAAGCCCCATCGTGACTTATCCTGCAAGGGTGAGTTGCCATCATCCGTGCCCGAAGGGTCGTAGCTTTCCACGAGCTTTAATTTCTGTTTCATGTAGAAATCACAGAAAGAAGAAGAGATAACCTGGTTAATCTCCTGCAGTACAAACTCATGCTCCATATCCTCATCTACATAAGCGCAGAGGATAGGTTGTTGAGCCTCTGTAATCTGCACTACACTTTTTAGCAAAGGCTTGCCTTCAAAGTCAGTCACATCAGCGGTATGCGAACCATAGGCTGCCTTTACCTCCTTGAAATAGTTTACATCGTTGAAAGGTACAGGGGTGAAGTCGATGGAAATATCGTGGATGAAATCTTCATTCTCATCACTGCAATCGCCATATTCTACACCCTTGAACTGGCCTACCTCGAAGAGTTCAGGCTTCAGCTCGTTGGAAGTCTTAGCTTCCTTATTGACCTTTACACGATAGGCATTGCCGGTGTTGCGGTCGATGTAGCAGTTATTATCGCCTGGATTGTTGATGTTATGGAAAAACTCTATATATTTCATATCCGTAACGGTTCTACCCATCTTGCTAGAGTTACCATCGGGCAACGGATAGTCAATGTAATTATAGTCGGTATCGTAGCTGGAATCCTTCAATTCGCCCTTGGCGTTGCGCACATAACTCTTCTGTTCCTTAGCATCCTCCTCGGCTGAATAGCGCATACGCACACCGGTAATCTTCTCGGTCACCGGAATCATCGAATGGATTTCGCAGTGGAAATCCCTAGTCTTTCTGCCGCTCTTTCGCATCACGTCGCGGGTGAGATAAGCCGTGACCTTCTTCTGCTCGTAATCGTAGGAGAACTTGATACCGAATGCGTTTTCTAGAGAAGAGATGACAGTGCTCACGCTCTCGTCAGGGAAATTCTCGCTGTTGGCAACCATATAGAGCACGTTTGCCTGCACCTCAAACTTCTTGATATTCGATTCGATGGTGATACCCGTTACTTTCATTCCCTTGCCAGGAGGAAAAGCAACTACCTCGCCCACCTGGATATGGCGGGTGGTAGCCACACCGTTTTCAGTCAGCGTAAGCTCGAGTTCCTGCACGTCCTTATCTTCTGCCTTGGTGATTTCAATCTGACCGCCGCAGCCACGGCTCTCCAACCAGGAATTGATATGCTTCTGATCCTTAAAGAAGCCCGTCTTGATTTCGCCTACGGATTTAGCAGCCACGATCTCCATTTCGGGATTGCTGCCTTTTACATAGCCATCCTTGTTGATGATGTCCTTGGCATCCTGAATTTCCTTTGCTTCGTAATAATCGCCGTGATGGGGGTGTTCGAGAGTATCATAACCGCAGACGGTGGTGAAGAAGCAGAGATGCTTCAGGTCCTCTATCTCCATTAATGCGCGTTTGTCAAAGGTTACACCCAAATGGGCAAAGAGGCAGTCGAGGAAATAGAGTACATAGAAGCAGATGCCCGATTGCGGACGTTTGGCATCCAACACCCAGTAAGGATAGAGGTCTTCATTCGTCCATGAGCACTTATCCATTTTGATGAGGTCACTCGATGTATTCCCTTCATCATCAAGGGCATGATGCTTGTAACAGATTCGGGCATTGCAGTAGGTAGCAGGTCTGCCAGCGCCATCCGTCTCGTCATAGGCTGCCGAGGTATTAATATAGTTGCCGTTGGCAGTCTCTTGCGGTACATTGATCGTTATCGCACCAGAAGAATAAGATTTCTTACTCTTGTTGTAGGCATCGCCGATATAGTGTGCCGTATCAGTAGAGGTATATTCCTTGCAGCTTGCGGGATAGGAGAAACCGAGTGCCTGGGGTTCCAGTACCTTACTAGCTCTCAAGGGGTCGGTCGTAACGGTGGCGGTGGTATTCTTTCCACCTTTCTTGCCATCGGAATGCAGGTTGACTTTTACTACCGGGTTACTCCAAATATCCACCCTCACATTGCCAATTTTCTCGCCGATGATAATCTGGTCTTTGACCGGAATATCACGACATTGCAGGTCGCTGATAAGTTCGCTGAAACTCTGCGTGCTGGCATCGATGCTAATAGGGAGAGAATTGGTTATCTCCTCACCATCCTGCATAACCAGGGTACCGCTGCGGAATGGCAATCCGTCGGCATTGATTCTGACAGGCAGGTGCTCCATATTCACGGCTTTCATAGCAGCATGAATATCTTCGATGTTCTTTACCAGCCAGCGGTTGCCGTCTAGCGGGATAGAGAAGGGATAGGAGAACATTTCCGTATCGTTAAATACCGGGTTCTGATCCTCTATATCTATAGAGAAATCATCGGGGAGCGCCACAGGCTTATCATTGATTAATATAGAGAGATGTGAGTTCATTTTCTGATTTCTATTTTCTGATATTTACTTTCTGATTTCTATCCTGGCGCTATCATAGAGGTCTATGAGTCGATGGGTAAAGGTGTCGATCATTGCCGTACCAAAGGCATTGATCTTCTGATGCCCATGGTCGTGAAGGGTGCCATCGGTAATGAAGGCTACACTCTGGTCGTAGCATTCCGCTTCCTGGCAAGTTACCAGATGGGCATAATTCCGGGCGATTCCGTAACCTGCCTTGATGGTTGCCTTGCTGCCATCCAATAACTCTATCTTACAGCCTTCATTCATCACGAGGGCGGTAGCCGCATTATGGAGAATGACGTGCGCCTTGCCGAGGACGTATATCTTTCGGGAAGAGTAGAGGTGGATTTCCTCGTCTGTATCACCCACAAGGACGGTACCGGTAGGCGAATCTTCGTTATAGAAGATACCACCCTGGTTTATATCAGCCTTAAATTCCGGATATACGGCTTTGAAAGCATCGATTACCTGCTGCGGTACCTCGGTGATTAAGCCGTGCCAGTACTTGCGCCATGCCTCGCACATTTCGGGAATGCTCTGCGTGCTCTTGAAAGTATGCTGGGATTCCTGGCAGTTGCCGCTCTGGGCGAGGATATTAACGCAAAGGGTCTTGAAACGCTGCGTGCGCTGTTCGGGGGTTTCTTTATTCTTTGTCATTTTTTTTTATGCTTCGGATCCTCTTTGGCTTCTTCTATAGTTTTTGTGAGAATAGCTTCATAGCCGGAAAGCTCCTCTTCGGTCACGATGTCAGAGTAATCCTGGCGAAGTTGGTCTATGCGCTCCTTGATGCCTTTCACTCTCGTTTGAGTAGATAGCTTATCCTTACGAAGGATATACTTGATCCGAGCATCGGCTTCAGCCTTGTGCTTGGCGGCTGCATCACGAGCTGCCTTTACTTCTGGGCGGTCATTGGCAATCTTCTCGGCTACCTGCTCGGCAAAAAGAGGGTCGCGTGCTAATGCCTTTTCATAGAATGGCTTAAACTGAGTGCGGAGAGTCTGAGGGTCGATGGTGAAGGCCTTCTTTGCGTAAGCGATGTATTCAGGGTCTCCAGTCTTCTCGCTCAGTCTCAGATAGCATTCGCCCATCTCTCTATCTACAGCCTTAAAGATTTCCGGAAGAATATCGCTTTCGATTTCTACGGCTCTTGTGGCTAGTTCGGCAATCTCATCCTCGGTATAGATGGCGCTTTTACCCTGCGAGATAGCTTTCTCGTTGGCTTCTGCCATGGTCTTCGCCTGCTCTGCCTTGCTTGCCATCTCGCTACGAAGGTCACGCACGGTGTTCACCTGCTCCTGAAGGGCAGTAGAGAGGAACGGACGCAACTGCATCAGGTTGGGCATGGTAGCAGCGATACTTTCGCCGTTAGGGTTGGCTACGATACCATTATAGGTAAGCGGCTGCACGGTGGTGTCGGGCTTCAGATTAGGAAAGAGAGACTGCTTCGCCTCTTCCATGGCTTTCTTTTTCTGAAGTTCGGCATAGGCTTCCTGTTCCTGTTTGGTTGGGCGACCTACACGTCGCTTGTCGGCAGCAGATGATGATGCAGCGTTGGCTTGAGAGCTGCTGTAGCTATTCAGATAGGCGATCATCTGTCGGGTACGGCGATGATAGTCTTTAAACTTACGTGAGTTCTCGATAAACGAGCGTGCATTACTTGCACCTTCCAGGAGAGACAATCCCTGCTCATAGGCATCTTTCTGCTCCTGGGTAAGCATTCTTGCACCGATGGCAGGTTTCAAAATGTTGATGATTTCCTGTAATGATAAATTTTCCATAAATCCTTGTTTTTGTTGTTTATTTGAAAATTACGAATATTTTTAGCACAGAATAGGGGTTACGAAGATACGAGAACCTTTTTGGTTGTTGTCGTAGCCTTCGCTGCCATCCTTGTCATTCGATGATGAAGCACTGGAGGCGTTACTCGTCGATGAGGAGGAGCCGCCTTCTGTGGCGCTATCAGCTTTGGCTGCATCGAGTTTCGCTTGCGCTTCGACTTCCTCTTTCTTCAGCAACCGATGAATGCTTTCCCTTACGGTAATGGCATCATTGTGCGCTGTGGAGCGGGTAAGCTTATCGAAACTGATAACTGATGTACGTTCCTTGAGATAGGCGGCTACAAGCTGACGCGCCTTCTTCAGCATCTTGTCGTTCTCATCAGCCTGCAAGAGGCGAGGGATGAAATCTTCGCCAAATGCTTCTTCCAGATACTCACTCTGGATGAAAAGCATATCAGGGATGAGACGCACAAACTTATCTCTGTTGCCGTAAATATCGAGATACGGCTGCAAAGACTCGCAGGTAGGGAAAAGCAGATCTCGATGGTAGTAATAGTACTTACTCTCCTGCCAAAGGGTTACGATTTCCTCTATCGCTTCATGCCGTTTCTTCTCGGCTTCGTCTGCATCATCTTTGCCGCTATCGGTTCCTTCATCTGTTCCTTCTGTACCATCGCCCGCTGCCTCGATAGGCATAGGAGTATTCACTTCCTTTGCCCATCCCTCCAAGAGGGAAAGCAGGTTATTGAGCGAGGTCATGGCCGACTGGCGGTAGCTTTCCTTGCCCTGCGCTATCTGCTTGTCGGTGGCTACGGCATAGTCGTTGCTGGAAGCTACGTTGATGCCGGAGCCATTCACAGAAAGTGCTTGCTTCTCGATGTTTTGCGCCATCGCATCATTCACAATCATGCGCTGCGCATAAAGCAGAAGCTCATTCCATGGGTCGTTGACGTAGGTACCATCAGCAACCGCATCGCAGAATATTAAGGGTTCTATGCTTGCATACTGCTTGCAGAGACGGTCGTATAGGGATGCTCCCAGGCGAGGCTTCAAGAAGTCCTTTTCGCTATTGTCGAGCATACCCTGCAGATTGGCTACCTCGTCCACGGCATTGCTGGGGAGGTGAAGCCTAAGTTCTTGATTCGTAAAGAGTATCATATCCTTATTTTTTTACCTTTTTACTTTTTTACTTTTAAGAGGTCTCTTGTTTTGCCACTCCGGTCTTCGAGTTATCGAGGGTAGTCAATACCTCTCTGTCTATCTGCCATACCAGATGCTCATCCCAAACGTTGAAGCGGCTCAAAACTTCCAGTGGGCGTATCATCAACTGCTGCAATGGGGCAAACTGGATTTGCTTTACCAGGAAACGTTCTCTCAGGTCGGTACCGCCCGATGATGCCGTATCGCCAGGAGTATTACCGATGAGCTTGGCATCAAGACCCATGGCAAAGAAGATGATACTACTTATTTCCTGCAGCTCGGTCTTATCGGCATTTGCCTGATCATTTGCCTTGGTTTCGATTTCCACGATTTCCCAAGCCTTGTGCTCGTTTCCATCGCTGCCCGTGAAGGCAGAGGAAATGAGCGCCTGACCTGCATTATCGGGATTGGCGAGCCATGTATTGATAGAAGTAAAGATTTCATTCTGAATCTCGCCGTGGGTCTTCTTTTTCTGCTCGCCCTGTTGCTGATAGAGCCTGCTGATATAGTCCTGATGGATATAGATAACTCTACCGATGATATTGCTGTTGCGCTTTCGGGTGAGGCGGTCATCTACGATGGTGAAGGCATACTCGAAGATGCTGCCGGCAAAGATGGAGTGCCAAAGGGCATCGGCATAGTACGGACCACCGAAATCTCTTGGCGACATGATGAAGCGGGTAGGGCGTTTCTTGCGGCTTACCTGCTTCTGACGTGCCTCACGGATATTGCGCTGCAAATCCTTCACGGCTGATGTGGTAGGGAGATAGGGGATAGCCGCTATCTTGCGGTCTTCCTCTTTCTGCACGCCGACGTATTGTGTAGGGTCGAGCCATTGATTGCTCACGTAGGCATAGTTGATGCGGTAGTTCTCGTCCATGCGCTCCAGTCGGGTGGTGAAGATGCTGCGATGCTTCAGACCGATTACCTTCGGGGTCCATTGGGCAGTAGGAACAGCTTTGCCGTTCTCGTCGAGGGAACGCTGATTGAGCTGGAGTTCTACAAAGCACTGAGACATCAGAGCCATATCGCCTGCCAAATCGAGGAAGGTCTGCATCAGGTCATTGTTTTCCAGGAAATCACGAAGCTGCGCATTGGTTTCTTCCCATTTGTGGAGGGCTTCTTTCAGAGATTTCATCTCCTCGCTTTCCTCTTCATCGGAGGATAAGACCTGCGATTGAACCGCAGGGAACGGAGACTCTGACTGCTGAGACTGCCCGTTCTGGCTCTGCTGCTCGTTCTGACGCTTGGCTTCGGCGGCTGCCTCTTCCTTGGCTTTCAGGTCAGCTATCTGACCACGGAGCAGGACTCCTGCGCTCTCGTAGGGGATATATTTCTCCGTGATATTCCCGCCTACGTACTGAGTGTAATGATACTTGGCTGCGGGACCACGACCTACCAGTATCTTCTTGATGTAATCTACTCCTGCTGCCGTGAAAGGCGACATACGGGAGAGCATCCAGATAAGGTTTGGCAGTCGGTTGGCCATACCCCATTCCATAAAGCCTAAGCCTTCGGTACCTACGTCCTTCGGTTTGCCCAGGTTCTCGCCGCCGCTTGATGCAAAGATAGTGGAGACTTGCTGACGTGCTGCGGAACCGCCTGCGTCGCCACCGCTTGCCGACATACCGGCTGTGGTTAGGAGCATGCCGTGAACGTAGTCGTTCCAGGAAAAGACCTTATTGCCGCCGTTCTTAGGCGACGTAAAAGCATCTGGCCGAACGGCTACATAGCCTGCATCTTTCAGTTCCTCACTACGATTTTGGAGCTGCTGCAGGTTGGTTACTCTGTTTTTGTTTTTGCTTGCCATTTTTGCGTTTCTTTTTATATGTTATCCTGAATGTGATGGAAGAGAGAAGGGCGGCGATATACGCGCGCCTATTTCTCTTGTTTCTGAGTGTAAAGTTAGGGATTTTTATGGCTTTGGTGGGGACAAAGAAGGGAGGGAACCAGCGATAGAATCGCTGGGAACAGATGCTCCTCTTCTTATTCATAATTGATAATGATCATAAAATCCTTGGCGATAGAGGAAATAGCGTTACTGATGCAGTCTCCGATTTCGAGCCTTTCAGAGTGAGGGTTGGAATACCAATCTCCATCGGCTCTGCCTCTGCTTGCGCAGGTTCTTATTCGTATTGTTGCCATAAAAGATTATCTTTTGTTACGGTGGAAATGCAGTTACTCCAGGGGTAAGGGCTTGGGCGATGATACTTATCCTGATAACGACAACCGCCTCTGTCGCCGTGTATCTTGCGATAAGCCTTCGCTTCCTCAGTTCGATAGTGAGTAATGATGGCTTGCTGAATCATATTTTATTCATAACTAAAGGCAAGAAGATTATCTTTCGTATGGAAGGTGCCAATGCACTGCATCAAATGATTATCGCGGAAGAAGATGGCTTTATCCCGATAATCATTGGTGCCGGTCTGCTTGCGTACTTCCTTGGCGTGCTCTGTTCTCGCCTCGTGAATGGCTAATATCTTAATCATATTCATATATTACATAAGGCGACGTATCACCCAAAACGTCTTGGTTGGTATAGCTATCGCCGCTATTGAATTGGGTTACTGCATTCGCTATATCCTTGCGTGGACGATTGCGAACCTTGCCTTTATGGTCTCGGGACCATCCGATATAATGCTTTTCAGTCATATCTTAATAATAACATTGTATGTTGCCCGTGGTTGTCGTACAGCCCACCCCATCCATCATATCTCGATGATAGAGCGGTGGAGTAGCCTTCTAATCGTGGGCATAACTCCTTAAATCGTTTTACGAAAGGAATAACCTTATTCATACTCTAATAATATTTTCGGTTTATCAACATCGTGCCCTTTGCCACCACCAGTAAGGCAAATGGCAATGCCTTTCGGATGCACGACAATGCCGTTTTGGGAAGGGCTATACAAGCCAAGGATGATAGAACGATTACAAATCATTTCTTCTTCAAAAACTGATGATACATATTTTCCAACTTAGGATTTGCGAACTTGCCGTTCTCTTTCCAGTCATTGAACAGCGGCATGATGATGTCTTCGTGAGCGGAAGAAATCTTCTCCTGCAGTTCTTTTGGAGTGTAATACCAAAGATGCGCCTCTTCTATATAAAGGGTGAGGATGGCTTTTAATGCCATCGCATTCTCATGACTCGGATCTATCTCGAACTGATGGAAGACGCAGGTGTCTTTATCGTTTGCCTGAAGGAACTTGCTGACGACTTCATCTTTCAGGAAAAACCTTGTATTTACTTCCTCCTGCAACACATCTTCCAACTTTCTCTTCAGCGGAATAGGGTCGGGAAACTGGTAATCGAAGGCTACATCTTTTCTCATTGAGAGGCAGAAAACACGGTCACGGTTCTGCGGAACACCATAGTCTTTGGCATTGAGCCTTGCCCATCGGCTTACGTAGCCGAGAGACGAGAGCTTATCAAGCCACTTCTGAAAATCGGGCATAAACTTCTCGCTTACCAGGGCTGCCACATTCTCCTGAAGCAGATACTTCGGACGCAATACCTCCACGGCATCGGCTACTCGCCACAATAATGCCGAACGGGTATCGGAGCCTTCCTTCAAACCCATCTGCTTGCCGGCTTGCGATATATCCTGGCAAGGTGAGGAATAGGTGAAAAGGTCGATTTCTTGGCCCCCCCACATTATTCTTTACTTGCTGCCAGTCGATTTTGGTTATATCGCCCAAGGCTTTGTCAGCAAACTGCGGAAAGATAAGGTCGTGCATCTGACAGGCGTATTTGTCTATATCGCTCCAGCCTACACATGTCCAACGGAAATCAGGATGCTACTGGGCGAGGACATCGGCTGCCATGAGCTGCGAGTCATAACCGGAGAAGGTGGTGAGAATAAGTTTTTCACCGTGGTTCTTATCTACCGGATAGGGTGGAAGTTGGTCTTCTGGGAAGAAATCGGCAAAGAAAGAAGTCTGTGCCTCACGCTTCGGTTCTTTCGGGTACCAGAGTTGCTGATAGATGGCTGCAAGTACATCTACCACGATGGAGTTGCCTGCCTGCTTGTATTGCTGGCTGGCTGATACTGCCATATCTTCTGCCTTTCCCTTGCTCTTATAGCCAGCTACTCGCTCGGCTGCCTCGGCATTGGTACTCTGCATCGTGCGGATCACATCATCTCGCACACCCATGAGTCGGAAACACTCGAAGGGTGTCAGCTTTCGGATGGCATAAGACTTAATGGTCTTATCCTTGAAATTGAATTTCGTTATCATTTTGTTTTGCTCTATAAATCGTTTATTTTAAAGCTTTTGCCCTTACAGGGCGACTTGCTGATTGCTATGATTACCCAGGGTGCTGCCCTGGGCTAGGAGCTTCTGCCCCTTCAGGGCGTATTGTTGCTACGGGTTATAATTCTACAAACACAAACGGATTGCTGCTGGCAGCCGTGAGTGCATTCACCAATTTACCCCCTCCAACGGTGCGGCTACGTCTTAGGGCAGAAGTGGGGTAGCTTAAATCGGCTGCACCGGGTGCTGGGCAATCGGTATAGCCTAGCTCCGTTGCCTGACGGATGCGTAGGAAGGTTTTACCTTCTATATCCACGATTTCAAGAAACGGACGGTCGGAGGTGGAGTATATCCGATAGAGAGAACCATCGGGATAAAAGCCATATCTCTTTCCGTTCTTGACAATCGTTCCTCGCTTGTATTGAGGTTGGTTATTATTATTCATATTCTATTAATATACCCGTATCAAACTTTTCAGCTCGCAAACATCGGCTATAATTCCATAATACCGATTTGCCGAATAATACGGAATCTTGCGGATTTACTCCCCCCACATTCGGGAAATGGTAATCTATCTTCATCATTTATTTCTCCTCATTTTTTCCATTTCCTCATTCTCTTTCGATAACCTTTCGAGGTGTTCGAGAACTAGGGAATAGGATTGAGTGTTGACCTGATCTTCCGTTAAGCCGGCATACTTCTGCATCGTGGCAGTGGTGGCAGTGTAGATTTCCATCGGAGTTTGAGGCTTGCTGTTGCTTACCTTCTGTACCTTGAATACGTGAGGGTAACGGCGGGCTAGGGTGTGCATGATGCCGCTCCACCAGAAGAGGATAACCTGCCAGTTGGCTTCCGGGTAATTGACGAAATAACCTGCGTTCTCGGTGAACTGCTTTGACTCGTAATGAAAATCGTATTTCGTGATGCCTGTTGTCGGATCGACGTACTGGGTGGTAGTGTTGAAGATGGTGGCAAGGAACATGTTTCTGGCGCTGGCTACGCTCTGAGCTTGCGTCTGAAGTTGCTCCTCGGTGAATTTATTCATCTTCTTCATCTTTTCCAGGTTATTGCTCAAACGGGTGTAGGTCTGCATCATATCACTGGCAAAACGGTATTGCTGCCAGGAGAAACCATCGAGGTCTGGGTTCGGACCACGAAAGGCTTTTGCACGACGGTACCACTTAGCTTTCTGTCCGATAATCGGATAGGGGAAGCGGGTGAGGAAATTACCGCTATCTGCATCCAGCCAGTCGAGAAGACCTGCGCCCTGAGCGATGTACTCAGGGGAGGTCTTATCATCGGTCTTGGCTTTCGGGGAGAGCCAATAGTTGAGCTGCCAGAGGTAGAGGGGGAAGCTGCTGCTCTTGTTGGGACCAGCAATGGAATCGCTGGGAACAATGGCTAGACCGGAGCGCTGCTTCTGAGGGGCTACGCTTACATAATAGCACTGCTCTTCTACGGGCTGGCGAGGGTCGGGATATACATCAACCTTCAAGCCTGTGAAGAGGAAGAAGACGGCTATCTTCACCTTCTGCATATCGAAGGGGTGATAGCGGTCTGCCTTGGATTTCTCTATCTGCTCTAGCATGATGAGGGCAATCTGCTCCAGCTGAGTGGGGGTGCATTGATTCCAACCCTTCGGAAGGGTGAGGTTTATCTGTTCTTGCATATTCTTATATATTAAAGGACCAGCGATGGAATCGCTGGGAACGGTGGCTAGAATGGCAGGTCGCTGTTAGGATCATCGTAACCTGGCATTGATGAATAATCATTGCCTCCATCTGCTGGCGGTACATAGGCGGTAGCGTTGCCGGCGGCTCCGTAGGCTTGCTGTGGGTACGTCTGCTGCTGGGCGGTAGGCTGTGGCTGATAGAGGCTGGCGATGCGCTTATTCATGCGGGTGCGGATTGCCTTGAAGAGGTGAGAGTTCTCATCGTTGAAATCCTGATTTACGATGTCGGGGTCTCGATCCTTGTTGGCTTCCTTTACTTGCTCTACGAGTTTCGGGAATGCCTTGGCTACTGCCTTGACGTACTCGGTGGAGAACGAGAGCTGCATTTCGTGGGTTGGTACACTCACCTGGGTATCGCCACGCTCGGCTGCACTCTGGCGAATCTTATTCTTGTACGCCTCATTGAAAGGCCAGATGTTAACTCTCAGTTTTGCCTGAGTTTTACTTGCATCATTCTTTGATGTATCTACTCGAATTTCGTTCACATCGATAGGAATGCAGACGTAAGGACGCTGCGCATTCTTCTCATCGATACCTACTAAGACCTTTGCTCCATTCAGAGCTAAAAGGTCGATGTTTCCATTGTAACTTGCCATAAATCTTTTATCTATTTATTGTTAAAAACTTATTTCCATTCCACCATTGGTGATGAGACTGCCGTAACTGATGGCATTGAGGCGACGGAGCCAGCCTGCCTCAAATTCTTTCTGGCTAGGACGCTTGGCGAAGACGCGTGCGATATACTGCTTGCGGCGTGCCTTGATGCGCTCGAAGAACTGCTTAGGGGGCTGGGCATTGAGCGCTTTGAGGGTTTTGCTGCCCACGATACCATCGGCGGTTACTCCCAGCATTGCCTGTACGAGGGTGATGCCTGGGGTACCACTAAGCCATACCCAATCTACCAGGATGTTGGCGATGCTCTGGTCTTTGATAGCATCGGCTTTCCATCGGTTCCAGTAGCAACGGCGAAGGATGGAGATAGCATCGGCTTTTGTAATGAGCTTCACGTCCTTTGCGTCTATGCGACCATCACCGTTCTTGTCGTAGCCTTGGGTCTGCCAGGTTTTGAGGGTTACACCCATGTTGGTAGGACCGCCCTTGTCGTTGGGGTGGTTGACGTAACCTCCCTCGAAGGAGAGGATGAAATCTGCAAGAGGTTGAATCTTTGCCATATCTTTTCTGTTTTATCGTTTTTATTCTGATGGCAAAGATAGCAAATGCTAAAAAGATGATGGGGACAAAGAAAGCCTCCCTGCGGCTTTTACAGGCGCAAAGAGGCTTCAAAAAATGTTATCCCAATCTTTTTACTTTAAATACTTGCACTCGCTAGTGCGAAAACCATATTACCTAATATCAAAACAAACTACATCGTAGCGTGAGCGGACATATAGTCCCATATCTTAGTACAATCGTCTTCTTCGGGTTGCCAGTCTGCATCCTGAAAATAGAAGAGATAAGCTGCCCTGATGATTTCATCTTCTGTCATATCGCTGCACAGGTCAGCATACATGGCATTGAAGGCAACATACTTATCCCAATCGTTCACCTTTTCACGGAACTTCATGCCTTTGGTGGCATTCGCTATCTGCGATTTGGTCCAATGCGCCCCGGTTCCTACCAATTCGCCATTCTCGCCTTTCTTGCTGTACACAAGATGGCAGACATCATGGTTGGCCATTTTCTCACTGTAATGACGATCATAGAACACTGCGTGCTGGTGACGGAGGATGCACCAGTACAATTCCGGATTTGTTTCCTCCAGGGAGGCGAGGTCGCAGCTCAACTGCTCCATCGCCTCCATCATCTTCTTCTCGGTAGCCACGCCGTGAGCGCGGGCTTGATCTATCAACTGAATATACTTCATCGTTTCTTACCTTTCCTTTTGTTGGTGGATAGTCATGCGATGGTGAGTGTTAAAGGAGCATCGCACACGAAAGTCTTGCTGCAGGAGCAGCAGGCTACCTTGACAAGACGGTTTTTCACGCTGCCAAGAGATGTGGTAACGTTCGTGATTGCCGTAGCAGAGAAGACAGGAATGGTGAAATCCTGACTTACTACCTGCGAGCGGGTGCAGCAGGAGCCGCAGTTGCAAGGCACGTAACTGATAACACCCTCTACGTGAATGGTTATGAGATATTGCGAAGTACCCACGTTGTCAATACTCTTTACAGAGAACTGAGGGTTGAAAACCGGAGTCTCGTCCACGCATGAAGGAGCACAGAGCTGCTGCGTGATATTTACATCATAATAGGGAGCAGTGGCGGTTGCACCTACTGCAAGCGTAGCCATGATGCAGGCTGGAATTGTTCTTTTGTTCATACTCTTTTCTGTTTTAATAGAGCGACGACTTCACCGCCGCATTAATGTTTCACTTGATAGCCCTGGGTCTTCTCTACCGGAAGGTTCTTCTGAAGAAGGTCGGCGAGTTCGTCAAGATCCTCCTCGTCAAAGGTTATCACACCCTCCAGGATAGAGAGCGGTCCTTTGTAGCGAAGCTGCTCTACCACATCGTGCGCCATCTGCGGAATGCTCTCTTCGGGAATGTTCCCGAAATACTTGGCGAGCATCGGGGTGACAAGCGCATTGACCACAGGCTGAATCATCGGTTCTATATCGGCTTGCAGAGAATAGTTGCCGCTCACCAGTCCCATGCTGCCGATGGTAGCCTGGAGAGACTGTAGCATAGGCAAGTGCATCAGATTGCCAGCCGCTATCTGAGAGATGGCAGGGCGTGCCCATTCGGACACTACCGCTGCCAGGATTTGCGAGTTCTTGTAATCCATATCGTTTCTTCCTTTTATCAGAGAATACGGTTACTGGTTACAAGCGCATCCGCATCCCATCTGACAAACATTGCCCGATGGAATCATCAGCTTGGTAACACTCGTGAGTGAAGCCACCTGCGATTTCAGCACGTCGATGTTTGCGTTGGCAGCGGCATTATATGCCATCTGCTCTGCGTTGACCGCCTGCTGTGCATCCTTGTTGGCATCCACCTTGTTTTCGAGCTGGCGAACCTTACCGTCGAGATACTGAGTTATCTCTACCATCTTCTTGTCGGCATAGTTCTCGCTCTTCTGGATAGCCAGTTCAGTCTTCAATGTAGAGTTCTCCTGCATAAGGTTGGCCTCACCCTTGGTTACGAAGCGTGAATCCGGGTCACTCGGATTGGCAGTCATGCCATTGTTGCCTCTGCCGAGGTTAAACAAGGATGCACCGCCACCCAGCAAACTGGTAGCCAAACCTGCGATACCAAGTCCAAGGGCGGTATTACCCAATCCCTTGCTGGCAACATCATAGTTGCCATCATTCGTTTTTACCTGCATAGTTTTTTGTGTTTAAATTCTTCCAATATCGGAATCACATGCAAAGGTAATAGGAATGAAGTAAACAGAAAAGTGATGTTCATTAGATGTTCTTGCGGATAAATCATGAAGCAGGAACACTAATAGACAGATAAGAAAAAGTACAAACGTGCAGAAGTACATAAGTACAAATGTACTTTGGTACCAAACTACATGGTTTCTTCCAAAGCCTTGATATACGGGATGGCTTCGTCCCTGATAATGTCGAGGAAGAGTTGTGACGAACGTTTCATAGGTACATCCTTCATCCAGTGGGCATTGCTCATCAGTTCTTCTCCTATGCCCTGGATAGGACGGGCTATAAGGGTAGGGTGGTTCTTCAGATACAGCTTCGGCATAAAAGTAACCAGGTGAGTATCTTCTATGATGGCAAGGTCTTCGTCTGGGTCGCTGAGGATACACTTTACGCTTAATTTGGTGAGATCGTTCTGCAAATATTGCTGAAAAGTGTTGAAAACACGTTCGCCTACATCGGGCATGATGATGCCATGCTTCAGCAGGTCATCGTATGTTACCTTATCTTTCCTGGCAAGAGGGTGTGTGTTTCGCATGATGGCACAAATACTGAATGGGATGCAGGGATGGCTCTCGATGCCCTCGTTGGTATAGGCTTCGTTCATCGTAAAAGCGAGATCCAGCATGTGGTCTCGCAACAGGCGGTTCAGGCTCGTTGCCTTGGTAAATTCGGCATTCACTCTTACGTTAGGGTATCGCTCCATGAATATAAGTGCAGCCACACGGATATAGGGTGCGATAAAGGAACCTACACCGATGCGCAGTTCTCCGGTCATGCAGTTGTTGAGTGCATTGATATGCTCCTTGCAGTCTTCCGCCAACTTCTGTATTTCCTTGGCACGGGGCAGAAGTGCCTCCCCGTTCTCGGTGAGCATGATGCTGTGCGATGTGCGTATCAGCAGCTTGCATCCCAGTTCATCCTCCAGAGCCTTGATGTGCTGACTGATGGCGGATTGGGTGACAAAGCATCGGGTGGCGGCGATACTGAAAGAAAGCGTCTCTGCCACATACACAAACGAACGTAAATGTCTTAGTTCCATAATCTCTTACTCTTTAAAATACATTATATATATTAAAATTTTATGCTGCAAAAATAAGAAAAATATTCTATGCGGAAACGCATTTTGCATAAAAAAATCTAATTATGGGATAAGATATTAAAAACTGAAAGATATGTGCGGTTTTAAATGCGAAAAGCCCCGGTATCTTGCCTTATTTTATTAAGGATCAATACCGAGGCTTTGATTTATAGAGTAAATTGCCAATGGAACTCATTGGATAGGGGAGCGATTATTCATCGTTCTCGCCGAGCGTAGAGGTTTCATCATTGATAGATGCTACCTGCTTGCTCCGCTTAGATGACTGCCGTGAAGCGGAATTGGTATCGCTCTTGTCAGTTCCGCTTACACTTCCCCCGATGTGCCTGCACCGTTGCAGAGAGAATCCCAGCCACCTTCTGGTGCGGCAATCTCATAGCGACCGTAAGTTGTCGGACTCAAAGAACCACTCAGTGTGACCATACGATCATCTTCTGGTTTTTTGCCCGTGTCTCCTTTAATATTACCGGAGTCGTACTTGAAGTCGTGCTGCTTGTCATAAACCAAGATAGACGTTTTGCCGTCCTCGATGATATAACCGCACTTGAGGTTATTAAGACCACGAGCCACATACGCAGAACCAGCGCTTACACTCTCAAGAACGTACTCCAAAGTCTGCTTAAAGCCCTTTCTGTAGCCCAAGTTTTCCCAGGTATGACCCTGACCGCCATCCTGACACTCGAACTTAAAAAGACCCTTACCCTTCTTGAAGGATGCAGCAGTCAGTACTGCATAAGTATTCTTGCCTGCCTCTGGCTCAAGAGGGGCAGCAAGATCACTCTTGATAAAGACATATACGTTTACGCCAAGACCACCGAAGTTCTCCAGACATTCGTTCTCAGAGAGAATATCCTTGATCTCTGGGCATGTTACAGTTTCTGTCATAATTGTATCTTTTTTGATGATTAAACGAAATGGCGACGGAAGCCATATTCCGCCAGGTCAGGCGACCGCCGCCGAGGATTTATAGAGGACTGCCTTTTTGCCTGTTGGACCAGCGATGGATTCGCTGGAAACGGGGGCAGGGGAGGGGGTTAACCCTTTTTGAAGAAGGCGGTGATACCCATGCTCATACCGGTGGCGGCGAACTGAATCTTCTTCTCCTTGCTGCCAGTGCTCCAGTGAGAGAATACATCAGTAGTGCTCTCTGCCTCCAGGGTAATAACCTGGTTAGGGGTTGTGGCTACTGGCTTAGTGTACTCTACGCCGTTTACCTTCACCTTACCATCGGTAACAGGAGAAGCATCCTCCATTGCGGTTGTTACCACAAGGTTAGAATTGGTGTAGTCACCAGCTACGTACTCTGCTGTTGCAAGGTTGCCGTCTGACATCGCAAAGGCGTATTTGAACGGATTGCGAGGTGCCAACGATCCCTGAATTGACTGAATCTGAAACTGCACGTCACGCATATCTGTGTCAGTGCCGACCTTAACACCGACGTAAGTCTGTTTGCTAAGTGTATCAACGCCATAAACGAAGTTCTTCTCGATGGTAGCGTACATACGATCGCCCTCACCGAAGTCTGCGATAGGGCAGAGGGTTACACGAGAGAGACCTGGGAGTTTGAAGTTACCGCCTACCTCATAGTCAACCTTGAAGTTGCCGTGGAACTTGTTAGCGTAACCTGCAGCGATGTACTGGGCTGTCTGCTCGCTCATATAAACGAGTGTATTCTGCTTGCGCAGACGGGCATCCCACTTCATGTGCCATGCCAAGAAGTTGTCGTATGGGGTAGAGTCGTTGTTGTCAGAAGGCTCTGCGATTGACTCACAAGGAATCAAGTTGCCGTTAGCCTCGCTGATAATGCCAGCCTCGATGTCGTGCTTAATACACGTATGGAAGCCGTCATACAAAGCCAAAGCCTGCTCTGAAGCAGGAGTGCTCTCGTCACCCTTATCAAGACTGATGTCGCCATTCCACAAGCAAGCGGTAAGGTTGTCGGCGTAGTTACGGAGAATTGCGGTAGCAGCCTCGGTTGCGAGAGGGTACTGACCCTGTGCGTCTGTACCGAATACTGTTTCGCAGTACTTGTCGATGTTATCGGTATAATGGTCCCAAGCAAGCTTGCAGACGATTGTACGTTCTTTCAAAAATCCCGCCTCGCTGTTCACCTTAGTGTGAACGTCCTTACGACGGGTAGTACCGCCCTTACGGAGCAGGATGTGAGTTGTACGCTTGAACTGAACACCAGTGATGATGTCAATCTTCAAGCGGTCCATCTCCTCTGCATCGGTGTAACCTGGACCCATAAGGATTTCCTTAGTTACCTGCTCGGCTACGTGCTGCAAGGCAGTAGTACCGATAAAATCTTTAGGAAGTGTTGCCATAATTTCAACTAATAATTAAAAAATGAATAAGAATGTTTTAACCTGAATACTTTATGTTATCCTGATGATGGAGGGGTTACTCCTCGCCACGAGTAAAACGCTCGAAGGCAGCCTTGCGCTCGGCATTGGTCTTATACTTTGATGGGTCGAACTCACGGAGGTTCTGAGCCTTTGCACCCTCACCGTTGTTCTGAGGTGCTGCACCCTGTGCTGGCTCCTCGCCTGGGTTCTCGTTCAACTCAGCAATCTGAGCGTCCTTGTCGGCGATAGTCTGCTGGGCAGTAGCGAGCGAAGCCTGGGCGGTCTTCAACTCCTCATCTACCTTTTCCTTCTCCTCATCGGCCTTAGCCTTTGCCTCTTTCAGGTTCTTAATCTCCTCGTCCTTCTGGGCGATGGTTTCAGCAAGTGCGTCGTGCTTTGCCTGAAGGTCAGCAAGACTCTGCTCTGCTGTGGTGGCTTTCTGCTTTGCATCAGCCACAGCCTGCTCCTGCGATGCGAGATGAGCTTCGAGGGTGTCGAGCAATGGGGCATTCATGAATGCGCCTTCCTCCTTCACCTCAATCTGCTGACCATCCTGCATACCGCAAGCGGCATTGATCTTTGGATAATTTGCCATATTGATTGATTTTTGATGAATAGTATGTTGATGATTTTCTTGTTTTTCTGAAGAAGCCTTGTCTGGCTCCAACTGAGGGTCGTGTGCCGGATGGTCGGATGGCTCGTTCAAACTGCCTTTCGTTTCGTCTTCATCATCAGATGGCTCTCTGATGATAGGCTGCGCTACACCATTGTAAAGGTTGAAGCAACGCTTTACGCAAGAGAAGAAGTCACTCTGATCATCCATCAGGATTCCCTTCACTTCCTCGGCATCGAATACCTTACCATGAAGGTGCTCGTCCTTTGCAGCAGGACAGGCTTTCTTGATGTCAGCTCTGAACTCCACGCCCAGTTCGGCAAGCTCCTTTACCAGCTTCTCGCTATCGCCATCATTGGCAATATCACGGAACTCTCGGTTCTTATCAAAACTCTCAGGGTCGTACAACTCGTGATAAGTTTCATCGGTAAACTGGTTTTTGCTACCATCGGCCTGCGTGTAGAAGGATGCCATCACACCGATGCAGCCGATTTCGTCCTTCGGGTGCATGTAGTAACGCTCATCGCAGAGAGAAGCGAGATACATACCTGCCGATGCACACATACCATCGATGAAGGCGATGACCGGCTGACCCAGTGAACGGGCATAGTTGATAGCCTGCTCATAATCGTTCTTAGCCCAAGCGGAACCTCCAGGAGTGTTGATGATGAAGATGTGACCGCGACAGAGGGGATGATTGGCTGCATTGATCATCATATTGCGATGGTCGATAGAACCATACGAGCAACCGCCACCATTTCGGGTGATAGGACCATCTACGGTGAGCACAGAAACAAATGGGAAAGTCTGCTCATTCTCATCCTCCAATGCCCACTGACCTCTCACCTTCTTTCCATCCTCGGAAATCTGATATTCCTCCGGGTAATAGATGGAGCCATCGGCTGCCTTCACGGTTACGAAGCCGCAGGTAGGTGCAGGGCGTTCGTACAAGGTATGGGCATTCAGATTCTGCTCCAATGCCTTTCTAATTCCGTGAACAAAGTCAGGCGAAATCATCCACTTCTTTTCGGTCAGAATTTCGTATAGACCTTTCATTGTGGGTAATAGAATTTTTAAAATTAATGTATGTTATCGTTATCCTGAAAACAAATCTCCTTACCTTGTTATTATGCTAGAAGACTATTGATATTTTCTGAGGGCAAAGGTAATGGAAATGCGTGGGCGTATAGGGACAAAATAAGCCTATATGCCGAAATAGCTATGATTTAGGAGAAAATAAAAAACCCTGCGATCCTCACGGACGGCAGGGCTGAAACTCAAATCTAATTTAACATTATTATGAATATAAGCTTTTAAAAAAAACTAGAAGATAATTAGATACTGATTTTTCTGTCACTAATTAAGAAATCGTTATCGAAATAAACTCCGACATCGCCTGACAGATAGCCGTAATGCTACGGGTCTCAGCATCGTTCTGACTGGTTACGGAATCGGTGATACCGAAGGTGCCAGGCAGCGTATGGCACAGATAAAGCGAGTCATCCTGCTTGCGCAAGACTATATAATAGTCCTTTCCGTGCATATTCTTGATGATTTCGGGTATATTCCCCTTTCCGTCACGGATATTGGCGGTAATCTCGAACTTGAAGACGGTACCGTTGCCACCCTCTGAAGAAGTCTGCTTGGCGGTGATGCCATCAGATATTACATAATTATTGCCCTCACTGGTGGCAACATGGAGTGCTTCGCCGGCAAACTTGCAGCCGTTTATCTGCAATATCAGCGGTATGCTGAATGGAATAGGGACGGAACTGTCCCTTACGGCATAAAAATAAGCATCGGTTACTCCCTCAAGAAATAACTCTCTGCAACTATCGGGTAATTTCATACTGTTTCCTTGATTTATCTATTATTTAACGTTTATTATCTTACGAATTAACACCTATTATATAAGGTGTAAAATCATAGCCACTGCACTTCATCGATGCGATTGGGCTTATCACGGCTGTCCTTATACTGCATATCCACGCAGGAATAGCTCTTGAAGAAGCAGTGCTCCGTGCGGAACCATCTGCCGATGATGCGGCGCAATACGTCTTTCTCTTCCTCGCTGGCTTCTATGCCGTAACGCATCAGATAGCGCTCCAGCATAGCGTTATGGGAGCGGGCGATAACCCTGCCTTTGGAGGTACAGAAGTCGAAGGTGGATAGCGACCATTCTACGAGGCTGCGCTTGAAATCATTGTTGAGTGAGACCGCCAGCGCACGCATGCCGTTCGTATCGAGTGTAAAGGTAGGCTTTACGGAATAAACAGTATCGACAATCTCTACTTCGCTGGGTAAGCGGATGCAGAGGTAATCATCATTGGCTCCCTTGCCGTCGGTCAGGCGACCGTTAAGCTGCTGAACCTCTCGGAAGGTGAGCCAGCTTCCGGCATCACGGCGCATCATCACCTTGCCTCCGGCAGGGTGCCTGCCCGTGAGCATATTGCACCATTGCTGCTGGGAGAAACAGCCGAGGTCGATACGGCTGCTGCGGGCTGGGGCATTGATGAGGGAGTTGCGCATGATGAAGTGCTCGTGCGAGTAGTTGCTGAACACTACCGGCTCATCCTTTGCCAGGGTGAGCTTGGGATCGCGGTGCCGGAAAAACTGGCAGCGGGAGGTGGGGAGACGGAGATAGATATTTGGCATTGTTTTTTTACTTTATTGATTAGGCGAAGGAGATGCCTTTCTGCTGGGCATAGTAGAGCATGATTGCATCGGTAACGTTCAGGCAATACTTCTGGATAGAGTTGCCTTCCTTCGGCTTTGGTACCAGCTTATCGAGCTTCTTGGTCTGCTCTTCGTCGATGTTGAAGGAGAGCTTTACGGCATCGATATACTTGCCTCCACTCTCGGTAGTACTGATGAAGCTCTCATTGAACTTACCGTTCTCCTCGAAGAAGAGGTTGAGGGCTTCTATCATCTGATCCTGGGTGAAGCCAGGGAGCTGGGGATGCAGCTTGCGGTATTTTGCCGAATAGGTCTGCATTCGCTTCTCCATATAGGCATTGATGCTGTCGGCATACTCGCAGTAAAGGTCATTATCTTTGCTGTTGATGTCTTTGGTGCGAGAATAATTAAAGAAACCTTCCAACTGCTTCAGGCTTTCCACTACACCATCAAACTGCTTGAACTCGGTAGTGCCATTGAAAATTTCTCTCATATCCGCTCTTGCCTGATTAAGAAGGTCTTCAAGACTATCGGCATAGAAAGTTATCTTGTCGAGATTGATGGAAAGGCGGGAAACCGTCTCACGGATGCCTGGCTTGGAATAATCTACGTAATAACGGAGCAACTGGCCGAAATTGAGGAAATCGAAAGTTACCTTGCTGTGCAGGTTTATCTGTACGAGTGCGGCATATACCTGCTTGGCAAGTTTCAGATCCTTATCCTGGATAGCCTTGATAAGTAGGGGCATCTTAGGAGAGTTCTGAGGAATGCGGCAAGCAGAACGTACCATCTCGTTACGATTCTCCATCAAATTATAGAAATCGGCATTGGAAAAGAGAGTTTCCAATGGTTTGATATATTGCTCTGCAGGCACATCCTTGAAGTTGAAAGTATAGATGGTCGGCAGATTTCTGATCTGCTGCTCACGCTTGGCCAATGCCTGCTGCTGTTGTTTTTTGTTTTTTGTTCCCATTGCTTTTTATTGCTTTTTTACTCTATTAATCATAATCTCCCTTATTGGGCGATTATCTTATTTCTTTTGAGCCTCGAACATTTCCATTCTCTCACTGATGATGCGGTTGATCTCGAAACCTATTTCCTTGGCATTAGGATGCGCCTTGCCGGTGGTTTCTCTGAAGCGGAGGTCGAGGATATGCTGCCACTCGGTGATGGTGTAGGTGTAAGCTACTACCGTATAGGTATCAAGAGGAAGAATGCCTCTTGCATCCTGCGGCTTCATGCCCGATTTCAGTAATCGGCGATAGAGCCAGTCGGAAAACTTGCAGCCAGAGAGATAGAGGAACTTCTGCCATTTTGTGCCCTCATGCAACCAGTGCGGACGGGCAATCTGCACGCCACCTTTCTTCTCCAGGTCCACATAGCGGGTGCTCTGCTCGCTGATGCTGTTAGGTGATGTGCGGTTCAGCTCACGGCTGGTGCTGATCTGTGTGGTAACAACCAGCGTCATTCGGAGGAGATTGAGTGCTTCCTTGCAATCATATTTCAGTGCCTTCTCGATAAACTCATCTTCCTTCACATTGAATGGAGACAGCATTTCGAGTATATTGCCGTGCTCGCAGAGAAACTGCATATTGCTGCTGATCCATACCTTCTTTTCCTGCACTGCATAACTGATGTAAGGTGATGCAACAAGGAAAGACCAAAGATGCTTCGGCAGTTTGCTTTCGTTCTTCACGAAGAAATAGAGGGTGCCATGTCGGTACATAGAGCGGTGACCGCTCTCCCAGAAACGGTTGGCCAACTTTACTGCCTGTTCTTCCAGGAACTTCTCTTTCTGTTCTTCAGAAAGATTCTCGTCAGGCTGCTTACCTTTGCTCTTGTAGCAAACTCTGCCTACTCGAGCAATCTGTTGAGCGGCGGTCTTCTGAGGCCACCACTCAACACCAGGAATTATCATTTTCATATTGTTTCTTTATTTGATGTTTATATATTATTCTATCTATGCTCTGTCTGTACTCAGTCTGTATTGTAACGATACTGGATATTCACTTTGAACTTACTTTACAGCATGGTTAGGAATGCCCAATTCCTGCTCTCTTATCTTCTTGGCTACGAACGCCACGAAATCCCAAAGATGGAATATCGAGCGGTTGTTGGGTATCACATAGTCATAGCTGTTGAAATCAATCTGAACACGATACTGGTCTCTGTCGGTACGTTCCTCAGAGATACCTCGCTTTTTCAGAGTTTCCGGCTTTGCCGAAACATAAACGGTGATGATCTTGGCTTTCGGGCAGCGCTCCATCAGCTCCATCAGTCCTTTCTCGTCGATGACGTAAATGGCTGCACCATCTACCTGCTTCTTCTCCGTCCAATACTCATAGTTGCCGTATCGGGTATAAGCAAGCATTTCGCTTTTGGGAACGTTGCATTCCTTGACAAAATGATGCTCCTTGCCGTCCACTTCACCTTCACGCATAGGTCGGGTGGTATAGGAACAGAGCACTTCATACCCCAGGATGGCAGACAGCATAAGTGCTACCGTGTCTTTGCCAGCCCCAGAGGGACCAATAATCGTTATCAATTTCATAATCTTATCATTTTACTTGATGAGTTGTCATCACCAGTCGGAAGGCTCCATACCTCGCCAGCGATGGGTATTTCTGCAACACAACGTTTCGCAGATTACCATAATCATCCATATTAACTACATATCTTTTCAGTCCGAAATCGAAGTTGCAGGTGAAGTCCAAATTGATCTGACGGATGAACTTTTCACCCCCCCCGAAACCGGACATTACATCGAATCTTACTTTCATCCATCGCTGACCTTTCTGGTCGAGCCATGACCCCTTCGGGATTTTTACATTTCTCTTTGCCATAATCTTTAATCTTTATTGTATTAAAAATCTTTCTATGTATTCTGATATATTTCTTTCCAGTCTTCCTTGGTAAGGATGATGCCCGAACGCTTGCAATAGTCGAAGAAAGTTGCCTCAGAAATTCTGTTGTAATTGGCAAACTGATTCCATCGCTTACGGAAATCCATCTCATTGTGGCCGCAGGTGGAATCAGCAGGACGGAAGCGGGAAACTCTTCGCCATAGGTCGTAACCTGCTACTCTATCCACATGGTAGAGCGACATGCCGCATTTAACCCAACCCAGATAACCGCTATTAGCATCCTTTCCGGCACAAATATCTATGCCTTGAGCCTCAATTTTCTCCACCAATCGCAGAGCTTTGCGGTAAATGATTTCCGGCGTATCTCGTCTATAGGCACCCTGTCCGTTATGCGGATAGTTGCCGCTGAAGCCAGCACCGGTCGGATGACTGCCAATGAAATAGGTGTTGGTATAGTTCATCACGGGCATCGGTGTAGGTACGTTAACGGGCAGCCTGGTGTAAGGTACCGCACGTTCATTAATATATATATGCTGTGGATCATCCCATGAAGCGAAGCGCACACGACCGATATTTCCACAAGAACCATCGAGCATAATGCCCAAAGCTGCGTAATCCTGCAGCAATGCCTTGAACTGCTCTTTATGATGGTCGGGATAAGCCAGACGGACCAAGCCAAACAATCCCGTTCCGGAACAGGAACGCATCAGCAGAGCTACCTCAGGGCGAAATGCCAATACTCTGCGGATATTCTCGAAATTGGCAATACCCTCGTTGTCCTGAAGGTCAATATCTATCGCCAGCCATCCAGTATGCTGCTGAAGGTGGCTTTCTCTTCGGGAAACCATCACCCGCTGACCTGGATGGGTAAGGCTATTGTCCTCGTAGGTAGCGAAGAGACCACTCAGCGTGGCACCAGGAAGCATCTTCTTGGTATCTACGTATTCCGGCATCTTCTTAGCTGCACTGCCATACTGTTGCCGCATGGCTCTCAGCTTCTCTACATACGGCTTCCACCTATCCGTAAGACAGAACTCACGGATAGACATCTGCGTGATGCACTCGCCCGTCTCCATATCGACGTATCTTCCGAGTGCATCTTTCGCATCCCGATAGATGGAACATATCTCCTCAAACATACCTTACATATATTATATTATATAAAATCTGCTGCAAAGATACAAAAATAAATCGAAAAGAGTATAGGTAAGCTATATAATATTTGAAATAAGTTATATTTTTAACATTTAATATGGGTTTGAGAGGGGGAACCAGTGATGGAATCGCTGGGAACGGGGGCACAGGGGATGTTTTTTCAAAAATGGGACCAAACTCCCGATTTTG